AAAAAAAAAAAAAAAATAAAAAGTGGATATCCATTTATACACTTTTAAAAATTAGTTAAGGAAATAATATATAGATATATATATGGATATTAAAGATGGATTATATAGTTGTAAAATATGTTGTAAAGAATATTCTAGTTATAAAAGCTTATGGAATCACAACAAAAAATTTCATACTATACAAGTAATAATTAATCACGAAAACATAACGAATAATCACGAAAACATAACGAATAAAAAATGTAATATAAAGAATAATCACAATTTGAATATAATTGATGTAAAACCTTCTAAAAATACATGTAAATATTGTTATAAACAATTTAAATACTACCAAAATAAATGGGATCATGAAAAAAATTATTGTAAAAATAAAATAACATTACAAAAAGAAAATATTAATCTTAAAAATGAATTAGAAATAATTAAAAACGCTAAACAAATAATTAATTATAAAAACATAGAAAACAATACTACAAATAATAGTATTAACAATGGAATAATAAATAATAATTATGTAGTTATAAATAAATTTGGTACTGAAAAAATAGCTGATGTACCCATTAATGATATTAGATCTATAATTAATTCAGATATTAATAGTGTAATAACTTGTACTAAAAAGGTTAATTTTAATAAAAAACTTCCCCAATATCATTCTTTTTGTACAACGACACTAGAAGGTGATCATTTTACAAAAATAAATCATAAAACACAAAAACCAGAAAAAATTAATAAAAAAGATTTTATTAATGAAGTATTAAATAGTTCAATAAAATTTTTAAATGATATATCAATAATGATAGAATTTGATGAAGAATTTAGAAATAAAATATCATTAGAAGAACAAGAAAAAATTAAAAATATAATAAAATATCAAGATAAATTTAATGAGGTTAAAAACAAAAGAGCATTTTTCCAAAGTATTAATGATATAAGTTATAATTGTAAAGATTTAATACTTAAAACTTGGAAAAATATTCAACCTTTAGAAGAAAATTATGATTCAGATGACAATTATTATTCAGAACCTGATATTGATCCAAGTTTTAAAGGATATGAATCATCAGATACTGAATAAAAAAAAATGATTAATTTAATTATTACTATACAATAAAATTAATTAATGGTAAGATATACAATAAGAGAAATTAATCGATATTTAAAAAAAGATATTCAGTTGGCATTATCATTAAATAAAAATAAAATAAAAGAAACTTTGCTTGATAAATATCGTTATCAAATTTGGAATAAAGCAGGTTGTAAAACTCATTACAATTTTTATGTTCTTAACAAAAATTTAGGTTTTAATATTGAATATAAAATTGAAAGGAAAAATTGTTATATTATTATTGAAGAAATTCAAATTCCAATAAGATTACAAGATTATTTTCATTATATTTTTGTAAATAAAATAAAAAAATACAAAATTACAAAAGAATGGTTTGATGAAGATGGATTTTTATCTGAAGAAATACTTAATATTGAAAAAACTGTTTCATCATGTAATAATAAAATATATAGAACTGATATGGAAATACAAGTATGTCCAAATCATTTTATATGTGTTGAATTTTTTGAAAATAAACATATGAACTTTGATGATACTGATATGCAAAGAGAAAAAAATCGAATGTACAATTTATTACATGAAAATAACTTGGAAAAAAAGTATTTACACTTTGCAATATTTTGGGAGAATAAATTAAATGAAGAAACATATTTTAAAAATTTTATTATCTCACTTGTAAAAAAAATTAAAGATTATCAAAATATTAATAATAAAAAAATTTGGTGTATAAATTCAATCAATTCATATATAGGTAATAAAAAATTGTCAGAAAAATTATATGAGGGATTTCAAGATACAAATAAACCTATATTTAAATTATCTGATTTAGATAGTTTAATTCAATGGAAGAAAAATAGAAATGGGAAAAAATATTTCGATGAATTTAAAATATTTACTGATAAACTAAATAATTTAGAAATTGATATTAAAGATGATGATTTGGATTTTTTATCAGATAACACTGAATTAATTAATAAAAAAAATAATAAAGTTATATATTATGATGATGATATGTTAACATATAATGGTTTTATGATTTATATAACTATGATACCTAGTAAATATCTTAAGAATGAGATAACAGATAAGTATAATTTAATTATATTATTCAAAAGAATTACTGATGGTTTTATTGAAGGTACAGAAAAACGTTATGAATTATTAAATAGTGTAAACAAACAACTTATATATGGGTTATATGATTATTGATTTAGAATTTAATATATAAAAAATTGAAAAAAAAAAGCTATCAATTAGATTTTTATTGTTATGTTACAAAATAATATTGTATTAAAAACTGACTCTTATAAGTTAACTCATTGGTCAATTTATAATGAATTAAAAATCTCTAAAATTTTTTCATATTTTGAAGCTCGTGATAAAGCCTTATTTCCTACAACAACATTTGTTGGATTACAAATTCTATTAAAAATATTAGAAAAAAATCCAATTACCCAAAGTATGATTGATGAAGGTGAATTAATAACAAATACTCATATTGGACCAAATCTATTTAATAGAGATGGTTGGGAACATATTCTAAAAAATCATAATGGTAGATTGCCTGTAATTATTAAGGCAGTACCAGAAGGAACAGAAGTACCAAAAGGTAATGTATTATTAACTATTGAAAATACAGATCCATTGTGTAACTTCTTACCAAATCATTTAGAAACATTTTTGACACAAGTTTGGTATCCATCAACAGTAGCAACATTATCTAAAGAAATAAAAAAAGCATGTATTAAATATTTAGAATTAACATCTTCTTGTCCAGATGCAATTAATTTTATGTTACATGATTTTGGTGAAAGAGGTGTATCATCAATGGATTCTGCAGGAATAGGAGGTTTAGGTCATCTAGTTAATTTTTATGGTACCGATACTGTTGAAGCATTATTATATGCCAAAAATTATTATCATGAAGATATGGCAGGTTTTTCAGTAATTGCTACCGAACATAGTATTATGACATCAAGAGGTAAAGAAGGTGAATTTTCAGTTATTGATGTGATTGTTAAAAAATATAAAGATGGTATATTGTCTCTAGTTCTTGATTCTTATGATATTTATTCTGCTGTTAATTATTTAACAACAGACATATTAGATTTAATCAAAGCAAGAATTGGCAAAGTTGTTATTAGACCAGATTCAGGAGAACCAATTATTGTTTTGGAAAAAATTTTTAATATACTAGAAAATAATTTGAAATCTGAAATTACCATTAATTCTAAAGGATACAAAGTATTACCACCATATATTGGAGTTATTTGGGGTGATGGATTAGATATTGATAAAATTTATGAAATTTTGGAGTTTCTAAAAGTTAGTGGTTGGTCAGTTGATAATATTGTATTTGGAATGGGAGGTGGATTATTACAAAAAGTAAATCGAGATACACAAGCTTTTGCATTTAAATGTTCAGCGAATATGATTAAAAATGATGAGTGGAATGATGTTTGGAAAGATCCAATAGATTCTTCGAGTGGTAAAAAATCTAAAAAAGGATGTTTGAAACTTATAAAAGATTCAAATGGAAACTATAAAACAGTTAGAATTGATGATCCTGAGTATTTACAATTTGATAATGAGTTAAAAGTTGTATTTGAAAATGGATTTATTACTAAAGAATTTACATTAAAAGAAGTTAGAACGAATGCAAGCTTATAAAATGAAGTGTTTGGTGACATTTTAAATAAAAAATAATTGAAATAAAATATTTTTAGTTTTTTGTTTTTAATTTTTCTTTTAAGTCATGTAAATAAATTTTTGTGTTAGAAGATAATTGACCAGGATATCTAAAATCTTCTGATTGAATAATAGCATTTTCCAAATGAACTGAAAATGGTAACATATGTTCATTTCTCATAATATTATTTACACATATTAAATCATATCTATAACCTACGCCATCTGGATTAACTACATTTCCTGCTCCATCATCAATAAATAACCATTTTAAAAATTCGCCATTAGCAACACCAAAATTTGTAGTTGGATCAGTTATTTTTCCATAACCTTCCATTATATAATATCTACGAGATTTTACTGTAGTTTCATTCATACCCCATGGATATACATATGCACCAGGAAATTTTTGAATAAAAGTTTTGATTGCATTTAAATAACTTTCTTTAAAATCAGTGTTAGAATTACCAAATGCTTCAACATGTACATAATCAGGATGGTACCTCCAAATTTCATCATTTGCAAAAATTCTAACACCATCTGCAATATCATTAGGAATATTTCTTACGCGTTCAATTCCACCTGGAGGGTTCGGTGCTCCAGGAGGTCCAGGAACATAACAAAATCCAAAATCTGAACCTCCATCTGACACATAATAAATATCCCAATATTGCATTTTAACCATTTCTGGAATAGTTATTTGATTTCTAAATTGTCTAGATTGTGCTTGTACAGATAATTGAAATTGTTCGGTATTTTTATTAGGAACAACAACATTTATTAAATCTCTTAATGTTCTCCATTGTGTATAAGGAGTAGTAATTTTCCATACCTGATCTCTATATTGATTTGGATCATCATACATTTTACCAATTAAAATATTTAAAGCATTAAAAGAACTTGTATTTCTAGAAGATAATAATCCAAAATCAACATCTAAATTTACAGTTGTTGAATCTTTTGAATTAGATCCGGTTGATAAATAGTCAAATACACCAGCTGTAATAACTGCAGCAATTTCAATTTCAGGTTGTTCTGTAACGATACCAAGAATAGCTAAACTACTTACTAAAATATCTTTAAATAAATCTTTACCAGAATCTGGTGCATTATTTTTTTCAGTTTGACCTTTTAACATACCCCATACTTCTGAAATAATTGCAGTTGTTTCGACGTATACCTTTTCATTCATATCCATAAGTGTGCTTAAGTTATTTTTTATTTTTAAGATTTCCTCTTGAGTTAAATTAGGTGAATCTTCTTTTAAATTAGTTAAATCTTCTTTTAAATTTATTAAAACAGTTGAATCTTCTTTTGTACAACAAAAAAACATTATATATATTTATAAATATAAATTTATTTTTAAGTGTAGTAAAAATGTACAAATATTTTATAAAGACTAATAAATAATTAAACAAATTTTAGTGTAATATTACTGTAAATTATTATAAAAATAAAATAAATTATATTTATAATGGTAGATTTTTCTTTTACGACTGATGATCAAGGTGAACGTGTATATTTTGATCCAAATGTTCAAAAGGCATATGTAAACTTAAAAAGAATAAGTGATTTTGTTGCATCATGTCAAATAAAATCAGAGTTGGAATATACAAATATATGTCAAAATGTTCAAGCTGATGGAGACACCAATACAACAACAGATTTTTTATTTAATTTACTTGTTGGATGTTTTGAATTTATGGGAGATGTTGAGTTCCCATGGGTAGGAAAAACTGGTGGCAAAATAGCAGGTTGGATATTAAGTGCTCTTGTTGATACATGGAGATCAGAACCTCCTCCTAGTTTACAAAATAGTTTTAATAATGTTTGGAATGGAATTAAACAAACATATGATGAAGTTAAAATTAATGTTGATACATGGATTGATCAACTTGGACCTGATATTTGGACTAGAGAATTTAAATGTCCTAAAACTGGTGAAATTGTTTATATATCACAATTAGGAGATATTGATTATTTACCTGATAATACAAGTACTGAATTTGACAACGGAGCATTAGCTGTTGCTAATCAATCTAAATATTTAGTAAATAAAATACTAGTACCAACTAGATGGAAATTTAATCAAATTGATCAAGATATATGGTGGGATTGTTATTATACTAGATGGAACTCAAATTATTCATATGATGGACCGTTTTATGATGGATTAACTGAACAATATTTATTTGGAGTTTATACTTCATTTCCAGACATAGATGTTGTTGAAGCACAAACAGAAGAAAACCATTATTTATATTTCAGTACTGAAGATACAGAAGAATATGATCATAACTGGTTTACTAATGATAGATTATATAAAGGATTATTATATAAAAAATGGGAATTAATAAATATTAATAATGGAGGTACTGCGCCAGATTTTTTTATAAGTTATTTATTTAATGATGGACCCGGTAGTGATAATAAAAATGGTGTATCTTCACACAATGATATTTTTAATAATTGGTCAATGAAATAATTTGTAAATTAATATATATTGAAAGTGTAAACTACAAAATAAAATATTTAAAACATAAAATAAATATCTAGATTTAAAAGAACAATATGGTGGAATAGTTTATTATTCAGGTGATTACATATTTTTTTTTGATGAAAGTATTATAAACCCTTCTAATACAGTTCTTTTAAATGCGCTAGAACAAACAAATAATCTGTCTAAAGAAAATATTGATTTTGATAAAATTACAAATGAAATATTTAATAATGGTGGCGGATGGTCTTATAAAAAAGGAGATATAGAAATAAAAAAAATAGAAAGTAACGTAAATATAGCAAAAGCTGCAGCTAAAGCTACAGCAGTTGCTGCTGGTAAAACAGCTTCAGCTGGACTTAAAAAAGGAAAACAGCTTGCAAATGCTGGACTTGAAAAAGCTAAACAAGTTAGTTCCGCTTTAAGTGAAAAAAATAGATTAGCTTTATGTGAGAAATGCAAAAATGCAAATTGTCCATTAGTTGGTGGTGAACTAGAATTCATGGGTAGTTCATTATCATTCAAAATTGATCCAACATTAATCGAATTGATTAAAAAAAGTAAAGATCTTACAGATATTAATATTTTAGATGGATTGAAAGAAATACTAGAAAATAATGGTATTATTGGTATTAATAGAGCTATAGTTTGCAGAATTACAACTGGTGCTAATCCTTTTGATAAACCAAAAATTTATGAATACAAAAGATGGTAAACTACTTTATCTAATGATTTAATTATAGAATATTTATAATCAAAAAATCAAAATTTTTTATAATTAATAATAATATGTTAAAATTAATTATAAAATTATGTGTAATTATTTTCTTTTTATATTTTTTTTATACTAATCCTATGAAAATTCCATGTTTTTGTGAAACTGGATCTTTTATAAAATGTATTGAAAATACTAAATTAGATACATGTAATGATATTACAAAAAATATAGAAAGTATAGAAGAATCTTTTAAAAGTATTTCAAATAATATTTCGTCTGCTTCTATAATATTGTCAGAAGAAATACCAAAAATAGATACTAATATACCTAAACTTGAAGATATTGTAAGTGAAAAATATACAAACTTTCTAATAAATAGTGCACCAGAAATTCCAGAAATTAATGAATCATGTCCTATCAATATTCCAATGTCAAAAATATCCAATGAATCAAATAAAGCAATAATAACTATAAATAATCAAATTAATGAATTTAAAAAACAGATAAATAATTCACAATTTTTAGATGGTTTAAACAGTGTGATTTTACAAATAAATAATATTAAAAATGTAATAGATAATGCAAATATTGGTAAAAGATTTAATGTAAATATAATAATGAGTTGTATATCTAATTATGAATTAAATGGAAAAATATGTGTAAAAACTCCTGCATTACCATATAAAGTTAAACAAGGTGATACTACTAATTATTGGAATACTATGCCTGATAGTTATCCAATGGGTGCAGGAATTATGCCTGATCAAGATAATAGTGCATGTGATAGTTTAAATAATGTTATAAGAGGTGTTGGTTCATGTACTGGTTGGGATTCATGTAATTCAAAAACTCCTGTTGTTACCACAAAATTATGTAAAAGTTGTACTTATGATATTTATTCACCTGGTTGTAATGGTAATATATGTGGTTATAATCCAGAGGTATGTGTTGGTGGAGATTGCATTGCTTGGAGAAATGTTAATTGTAGAACAAGTTGTAGAAGTTGTGGACTAAGATGTGGATGTGGATTAGCAACATATTGTGATTCGGAATGTGCTAATAGAAGTGCAAGAACATGTTCACGAACTTCCAAATGTTGTGACAACGGTTTGAAAACAACATTAACAGGAATAAATTGTGATAAATGTGGTACTTATGATAGTACAACAGGTGGAGATTGTGTAGGGGCAGCAGTAACTAGAAATGCTCCAAGAACATGTAAATCAAACAGAGAATTTGATGATTTAAAATCATTATGTTATCCAAAATGTAATGATGGATATGTTAAAAAACCAGGTGATGTTGTTTCTTGTTGGAATAAAGATCCAATAATTAAACCAATTACAGATACATTAATACCTTTATTAACAAATTCTACTTTTCAATATAGTTAATACATAATAATTTAAAAAATATAAAGCAATTTCTATAATTATATATATATGTCAACTTATCAAAATAAATATTTAAAATATAAAAATAAATACATAAAATTTAAAAATCAAATAGCAGGTATGTTATCAACTCCTGAAAGTCTTTTATCAACTCCTGAAAGTCTTTTATCACCTCCTGAAAGTCTTTTATCACCTCCTGAAAGTCTTTTATCACCTCCTGAAAGTCTTTTATCACCTCCTGAAAGTCTCTTATCAACATCTAGATTTAACTATGGTTCACCTATGACACCTAATGAAAGTTCAAATATAAAAACCAGATTAAATTTTGGATTTGATTCACCTGAAAAAGAAATTAATAAAAAGAAACAATATGTAAATTCACAAGAACAAATAGAATCAAGTTTATCATCAAAAGACAATGAAATAATATTATTATTAAATGATTACTTTAGTAACAATTGGGTTTTAACTGGTTCAGTAGCTGTAAAACTATATCTAATTCATTTAAATTTATTAGATTTAATAAATTTTACAACAAGCGATATTGATGCTTTAGTTGTTAAAGAAGGAAAAAGAAAATGTGATATTGAAGAAGGAAATTTGGGAACATATAAAAGAGTACAAGAAACACCTCAACGTTCAGTAACTTTTAAAAACGGTGAGTTTTCCTTTGATATTTCATGTATTTCAAAAATGCCAAAAATAAATAATATAAATGGAATAAATATTTTATCACCAAGTATTTTACTAACATATTATTTAGATGATGAAAGAGATAAAGATAAACCTAAAATATATGCATTAAAAGAAATAATAAAATATATTAATGAAAATAATATTAGCTTAAAATTATAATAGTTTTTATTGATTAAAGTATAATGACATATAGTTTTTAGTCCATTTCAAAGCAAATAGTTTTTTAAATTTTTTCCAATTCTCAACAAATATTTTTGATTTCATAAATTGAGCTAAAAGTTTTATTAATTTCTCTTCCATAACTTTTACTTGAAAATTTACTTTACCTCCCGATGTTATTTTAAATGAATCAATATAATTTATTAATGCATCAACATTGATTAAAATATTTGTTGATATAATTTGTTCTGAATTTAAGTTTCTTGTAGTATCATCAGAATGTTTAATTCCGTTAAAAAGTTCATCATAATAATATCTCATATCTTTATTATTTGCAAAAAAACTACTTGTTGTTTGAGTAATATTTTGGAATAATTGATTTAAGTAACTAATTTGACTATTTATTGTAGTTGCGTATTGAGTCATAGATGAAGTATACATATTATAAATAGATAATGAAATACTTAATGTTCCATAAATACTTAAAAGAGTTTTAAATTTAGTACTGTCAGATATTCCAGATATCCAATATAAATAATGAATACCAATTACAAAAAATAAAAAGTAATATATATTTTTATAAATAAAATCTATAAATTTTTTTATATCGCTCATAATTATTATACATTATATTTTTTTTATTAGATAATATAATGGATAATAATATTGTTATTTTTGGTTATAATATGAGCATTAAAACAATAGTAATAATGTGTATTATAACTTTATTTTTATTTATAATGTTCCAAGGTGAACAATTTACAGAAAATAAAAAATGTTCTGACATAAAATCAGGAGATTGTACATCTGAACTATGTGCTGAACTATCTTTTTGTAAACCACAAAAACAGGAAAATGGTAAAAAATGTAATTGTGTAGAAGATAAAGAGGAAGAATAAAGTAGCTAAATTTTTATTTTCTAAAATAGAATCAATATTACAGACTAAAAATGTTCCTAGTTATTTAGTTCTGAAAAAATAAAAGTGTAAACTATAATTATATATAAAAGATATATTTACCTAAATACATTATTAGTTTATTTTATTAATATTATATAAATATTTATATATATAAATTTTAAAATGAAAATTAGTGTTTACACAATTTTATTTCATGATTTGCAGTTTTATGAAGATATTATTAAAAATATATATAATTTCGTAGATGAATTTATTATTATAGATGGTCCATATTCATACGCTATAGATACATTAAAACAATTAGGTTTATTTTATGATAATAATAATAAACCGAATGAAATAAATAATATTATAAAAAAATATCCAAAAGTTAAATATACATATTCTATATTTGAAAATGAAGAAGAAAAACGCAAATTTGGTTATAATAAATGCTCTAATGAATTAATATTATTAATAGACACTGATGAATTTTTTGATATAAATTTAATGAAATTAAATGATTTTGTCAAAAATACAAATAAATTCGTTGGTTGTTTTGATATATATAACATGTGTGACACAAATATAAATTTTAATAAATTAGTACAAAAATATGTTTTATTTAAAAAAAAAAATATTTCTGCTGATGATCATTTAGATTATATTTGGTTAGTTGGTTGCAAACAAAAAAATAAAGTAATAGATTATATGTCTTTTTTACCATGTGGAACAATTTATCACCAAACACTAAATAGAAATAAGTTTAATAATATTATTAAATCTATATTTTACATTTTATTGTATAGAAAAAACAATAATAATGAATTTAATATATTAAATAATTATAATAATGAATATCTTTTTAGTAATTTTGATAATAAAGAAATACTAAATATTTTTATTCATTCAGAAATAGATAGAATCAATTGTCCAAGTATTAATGTTTTAGAAAATAATGTATTAGAAAAAGTAAATGATGAATTTGTTTTATCATTAAATAAATATAAAAATAATTGGTTACAATTTAAACCTTTATCGGAAATGAAATGTCTTAAAAATGTTTCATCATATTTTAGATTAGACAATTCTTTAAATAATATTAATATATTATTTGAAAATGTACATTCTGTAAATATAAAATTATATAACATATATTTAAATAAAAAATTTGAATATTGTGAATATAATTTTAATGATTTAATAGAAGATAATATAATAATAACTAATAAAGACGATCCTGGATATTTTCTAATTATTAGAATTGATTGTTTTAAAACTAAAAATGATATGAATTTATTTAAAATAAAAAATATCTTTTAATTTTTGTGAACGTTATAAATTTAATGTCTAGTAAAAACAAATGTATACATTTCAGATAATTCATCAATAAATTTATATCTTGATGATCCGCCAAAGTGCCCCTGTTCTGTTTCCATTCTAATAACTTGAATATTGTTATCAGTTTTATATTCTCTTATTTTAGATAAAAATTTTAATGGTTCCCAATATGGTACTCTTGGATCATGTAATCCACCGGTTAGATACATATTTGGATATGCAGTTTTTTTAATATTTGTATATGGACAATATTGTTTCATATATTCATAATCATCTCTTTCATTTGGATTACCCCATTGTGTCCACTCTTCAATTGTTAGTGGAATTTTTGAATCAGACATGGTATTTAAAACATCAATAAAAGGTACACCAAGTATTACAGTTTTAAATAAGTCTGGTCGCATTGTTACTGTAGCACCAATTAATAACCCCCCTGCTGATCTACCATCAGTTACAATATTTTTAATTGATGTATATTTTTCTTCAATCATATATTCAGCACATCTAATAAAATCTTTAAAAGTATTCATTTTAGTATTCATTTTACCTTGTAAATACCAATCATATCCTAAAAATGATCCACCCCTTACATGTGCAATTGCATATAAATAACCTCTATCAAGTAAAGGTAAAATTTTGTATGAAAATGTTGTATCAACAGTATGACCATATGATCCATATCCATATAAATATAAAGGCATTGAACCATCTTGTTTAAATTTGTCTTTTCTATAAACTATTGATACTGGTATTTTTATATTTTCTTGTTGTACCCATAATCTTTTACATTCATATAATGTTTCATTATAACTAGGTATAATTTGTTCATATACAACTATATTTTCTAATGTAGCCATATTATAATCAATTAATTTTGTAGGTGATGTTAATGATGTAAAACTTATATTTAAAATATTTGTATCATGAATACAGTTAACACCTAATTTAATTGTATAAACATCATTTGACATATAATTTTTATGATCAAAATTAATATAATCAATAAAGTTAAAAACTCTATTATTTAGAGCGGTGCGTATTTTAAATGCCGATTTTTAAACTTTATAAATTTTAGATTTTCTACGTTTACTTGATTTTTTACTATTTTTCTTACATTTATAAGAATCTTTGTTATAAGCATAAATAAAATAATTTTTATAATGGTCTTTCTTAATATTTTTGATAGACTTCTTCAAATTTATAATTAATTCATTATAATTTTTTGATTTATATAATTTCAAATAATGCTTCATCTGACTAAAGAATTGTTCTATTGCGTTCAATCTTGGGTGATAAGGACACGTATATAATAAATAATTTCCACTATCTTTTATTATTTTCCTTGTTGATTCTTTTTTATGAATTTGACCGTTATCTAATATTATTAATTTATTCTTAACACTGTCACATATATCTTTAATAAATTCATTAAATCTATCAGAATTAACTGCTCCTTTTTGATATATTGTATATCCAATACATTTATTATTAGTTATTGCTACAACTAATGAATACTTTGTAAATACAGCATTATCATCAGTTTTAATTATGCATCTTTTTCCTAATTCATTTCTACAATAATTAAAACCTAAAGATGTACTTAATGATGTTTCATCTATTGATATGATATTATCCAAACTAAATTTTTTTATTTCTTTAAAAAATGCTTTTAATTCTGCTTCTTCATCTCTGGGTTCTCCTCTGTATGTTAATGGAAAATGTTCGAATGTCGCTCTTTTTCTAGTAATGTTATTATCTCGTATTATATCGTGGATATATTGTCTTGATATATCCAAATCAGGAAATTTATTTTTTAATAATACAAATAATACTTTTATATGAATATCGTTATTATTTTTAATTGTTTCTTTTATAAATTTAATATGTTCTTTTTTAATTTTATAAGAACCTTCTTTTCTTGGTATTCTATCAACAGTATCATATTTTTCATATCGTTCAATCCATCTTTTTAAACTTCTTTCACTACATTCAAATATATCACAAACTTTTGAATAATTACTAACTTTATAATAATAATTAACTGCTTTTAATTTTAAGTCTGATGAAAATTGTTTAGACATATTAAAATATTAGAAAAATAATTTACCTATTTAAAAATAATTTATTATATATAAATAATGGCAGACAACAATATAAATTATAAAGAATTATATGAAAAACTAATAATTGAAAATCAACAATTAAAAGAACATCTAAAAAAATATACTGCACCAAAAAGAAATAAAAATTATTATGAGAATCATAAGGAAGAAATTATAGAAAAAGTTAAAGAATATAAAGAAAAAACGGGATATGATAAAAAGCCACCTCCTGAAAAAATTAAAGAATATAGTAAAAGAGCTTATGAAAAAAGAAAACAAAAATTATTAGAAGATGATAATAATATTTGATAAATATGTTAATATACTTAAATATAAAATAATTAAATATATTAATGATTACTAATTTTTTTATAGAAGAGTCTTATAAAAGATTTTGTGGAATTTTTAATGAATTATATTCAAAGAAAAAAAAATTAGATGAAGATGTATCTAAAATTTTAAATGATTGTGAAAATAAATTTATTTATAATAAAAGAAATTTATATGTAGTTGAAAATGATGATAATTTTATGAATACTATAGAAGTCAAAGGAAAAAATATATCTTGTTATAAATATATAAATAAAGAATATTATAACACATATAAAAATATATATGATAAATTATTTGAATTAAATTTTTACAATACTCAAGGATATAAACAATTTGAAACAGAACGATTAGAATTATATATATTTGATAATTTTAGAGGAAAAAATACATTAGATGATTTAGATATTAAAATTGAATTTATAAAAGAACAAATTCACGAAAAAATAAATATTGATAAATTAAAATTTATTAAAAGAAACGAACAAAAAGGTGTCTTTATAGATTATTGTATAAAATATATAATAAACAACAATTATAATTATGGATTTGAATATTTAATGAGTTGTAATAAATCAATTGATTATGATAATCTACCAGAAAATTTAGAAGATTGTAAAAATATAGATGATTTAATTAATCTTTTATTTGAAAAAGAATTTATTAATAAAATATTAAAATTTAAAGACAAATTTACATCTATAAAAACATCTGAATGTTATATAAATTTTGATTTATTAATTTATGGAGAACCAGATTTAATTACAGATAATTATATAATTGATATTAAAACTTCAGAAAATAAAAAAATAGATAGTAAAAAAAATTATTTACAAATATTATTTTATGCTATACTCGTTAATAAAAAAAATATTTGTTTATATGATCCAATAAATGGAGATTTGTATAAATATGAAATTACAAATGATATTATTATTGAAATTAAAAATTATATTAATAAAAATAAAATAATGAAAGATACATTATTACATATTAATAAAAGTAATATTAAGAAGAATATAATTAAAAATTATGTTTAAAAATAAAAATCTTTAAAAATTATATAATTTAATGCGTAATAAATTATATAAACATTAATTTCTAATTATAATATATATATGGTTAATGAAAATATAAAAGAAAAACCACCAAATAATTTAGAAAACGAACAAGTTTATAGGATGATTAAATGTCCTCTTAAATCTGTTCTTAAAGAGTACGATAAATTACAACTAATTATTGATGATGTTGTAAAAGATATTAATAAATTTGTTATTTTAGGTTATCAATTCATTAGATTATATTTATTGGATAAATTTAATACCAATAAAGATTTTCCTACTATCAATAAAAGTTTTATTTTAGATGTTCTTAAAACAATCGCAACTAGTGAAACAAATAGAGGTAAATCTAATAAAGATGAACATATTAAAAATAAATCTATCAAAGATAATATTAAATTATTTTATGATAATGTATTTTCTAAATTAGTTGATGAAAAATTATCATACACAAATAAAACTCATATATTAGAACAAACTGCTAAAGAAATGATTACTTGCTTAGAAACTAATATTTCAACTCATTTTATTAAACACCTTTTTAGATATATTAATTGTTTATTCAAAGATCCAAAAAACAAACAGATTAAATTAGAAAAAGATAAGGAAAAAAGAAAAGTTATGTATAAGGAACTAAATGAAGAAATTAGAAATATTAAATCTGATTTGATTAATAATAAAATAGTTGATTCAAAAAGTGAATATCATGAATGGATTAATAAGACTAAAAAATATTTATATCCTGAAAAAATAACTAAAACTATTGCTTACGATGTTAAAATACACCCAGAAAAATATTTAATACATGCATTTTATATTAATTCAAAGATAGAAGAATTAGGATGTAAATCATTTCAAGTTATACCACAAAGAAATAATATTGTTCCTAAAAATATTGTATTAAATACATCGGGAATTGCGGATTATGTTGGTAATAAATATCCTAAATTATTTGATTATCCTAAAAGTGAATTAGTTTTACATTGTAAGCAATATCAAAAACATGTTTGGAGTAAAATATTAAAATTAGAAAAAAGAAGTATATTTAATAATGAAGAATATGTTTTTTATAATCAAATGACAACTGATGGTTTTAGTTGTTGTTTATTATTTATCCTAAAAAAATATAAAGATAAAGAATATGGTGATAAATTACCTAAATGTATTCAAGATGATTGTGATATAAAAAATGTTAATAGTTTAACCAAAGATGAATGTAATAAATATTTAACGGATGAATATAAATTAGTATCAGTTGATCCAGGGAAGATTAGACCATTAAGTATGATAGATGAAAATAATAATTTTTATAAATATAGTGCTTGTAGAAGAAGATTTGAAACATATACTAAAAGATGTAATGAAATTGTAAATAAAGAAAAAATAAAACACAATATCATTGAAAAAGAAACTGAACTATCAAAATTTAATTCAAAAACATTAAAAATAGAAGAATATAAAAAGTATATAACTAATAAAAATAAATTAAACAATCAAGTTAAACCATTTTACAATAACATATTATTCAGAAAACTAAATTTTAGAAGATTTGTAAGAACTAAACAATCAGAAGAAAATTTATTAAATGAAATAGAAAATAAATTTTTAACTAAAGATGATAAGATTAATAATAAGAAAATATTATTACTATATGGTGATTATTCACGTACAAGTCAAATGAAAGGAACAATATCAGCACCTAATATAGGATTTAAGAAATTATTATTAAAACGATTTGAAATATTAGAAGTGAATGAATATAATACGAGTAAATTGTATAACAAAACTTTTAAAGAACTAGAAAATGTATCAGTAAGAAAGAATAAGCATAAAAAACATTTACATGAAATACTAACTCCAAAAGAGGAAACCGAACGGTGTATTTTTGTAAATCGTGATAAGAATGCTTGTAAAAATATTTTATATTTAGGAAAATATTTTTTAAGAAATCAATTAAGACCAATAGAATTCTGTCAAAAAGTAAAAGAAAAGATAGTTGTAAAGCAACGAAAACCAAGACAGAAAAAGAAATAGTTGTTTAATCAAGGTAGTAGATTAAATAACATCTGATGGGATTATGTGTATCTACCTTAATATACACATAAGAAAGCCCATTATTTAGAATTTAGAACTCTTCAATGAGTAAAGCGATGCATTTATTTTTTTTGTCTTAAAAATCGGCATTTAAAATACGCACCGCTCTAAATGTGAAAGCATTGTAATTGTTCCATTAAGAAAACTATATATATTCACATATAAGTTACCATTTATTTTTGATTGAAAAATTAAATAGTTTTTAAACGTTGAAATATTATTAATATAAATAGAAGGATTATATGGAATAAACGTTTCCCACTCACTATCAGTTTCCATATTTGTTTTCATTAATTTCCAATTTGTTGCATCTTTATTTGTTAAAATATAAAATGTTCCTAAATGATGTTCAACATAATATTTTACATTTTTTTCATAAGTTTTTACAAGTTTATATTTCAATGGATCTTTGATAATGTCTATATACATTGAATAATTAGAATCATAATCGCCAATTGTTATAATAATGTATTTTTCATCATCTGTCATATTGGCATTCAAGTCAAGTTCTTCATTTAATTCTTTATAGACTAATGTATTAGTTTTAGTTAATATATTATATAGCCATAATTCACAAAGTCTATTTTTTTCATCACCTACTAGATAATATAATAAATTATTATTTGCCCAAAAATATGAGCAATATGCTAATTTTGGAATTATATGATCTATTTGTTGTTTCTTTTCAATATCATAAAATATAAAATCATATTTTTCACTTCCATCAAAATCAACACCATATGTCATGTATTTATCATTAGGTGAGGTAGAAAAACTAGTTACATCACATTGATTTTTACCAATAGCTAATTCATTAACATCTAATAGTATTTCTTCTTCATTTGTATTGGTATTTATACGACAATATAAATTATAATCTTTACCTTCTATATATCTACTAAAATATTTATAATTTGATAAACTTTCTTTTTTATATTTATATCCATCATATGTTTCTCTTATATAAGATTTAATTTCTTTGTATAATGATTTTTTAAGTTCATTATGTGGTTCCATTATTAAATCTGTATATTTATTTTCAGTTTTTATGTGATCTAATACTTCAATACTAGTTCTTGAATCATCACGTAACCAATAATAATCATCTTCTACTTTGATAGGAGGATTAATTAGTTTGTCTATATTTGAACCTCTAAATTCTCCTTCTACTTTACCAAATTTTACTATTGTTCTTTGTTTTTTTGTTATAGGATATGCCATATGTATTGTATTTATATAAAAAAAAATTTAATTTCAATTTTTCTATATAATATAATCAACTGATTTATATTCTAAGCTCTCTTTAGAATTCATCCATAAATCATTTTCTAAAATATCATTCAAATCATCTATTGGCAGAAATGCAGATTTTACACTTATAATTAAAAGATGAATTTTAAAATACGTATTGATTCTACTTCAACCCAAAATTTTAATAAAACTAAAACTCTTAATATTATTGAATATCTTAAAAAAATTTCCTCATGATTGCAGTTAGTTCATGTTGCATGGTAACTGTAGTAATGAAAAATGCAGATTTATACATAACCAAAAAAAATAGTGATAGTTTCCGCAGTGAATATAAAACTAAAACAGAAAATACTAAAGCTGAACTTAATAAAAAAAATAAACATATAAATCACTGTATCTTCTTTAAAAATGATTGTTTCAATAAAAAATGGTTGTTTCAATAAAAAAATGTCAATTGCCTCATTTAAGTCCTGAAGAAATTCAATCAAGATAATGAACTCAATTCCTGTTCATCTTATGAAGTTAAACAAGGGAACTGATGATGAAATCGAAGTAATCTTAATTCCTATTAGATCTAATAATTTAATCTTTTCAGAATTCCAATCCATTATTATGGAAGCATTTAAAATTATTGACATTGTGATCAAGAAGATGACTTCAATTGATATTTCTTCTGATGAGAAATAAACCAATGTTCTCAACAAGTATGGTAAAGAAATAAAAATTAGGACTCTCTAATGATGATTAAGAATAAGACATTACAACCACACACAATAATATACATATATAATAATTAATTTAATAACATAATGGATTACTGATGATGATGATGTAATACCTAAAGAATGTGATCATACAGACAAACATGAAATTGCAAGTAAATGGTGGGAAGACATATATTGTGTATTAAATAAATATCCAACAACTGAATTTATGTTAGAAGATTATCGAAAATTTATTCCTGATAGTATTAAAAAAGTAAATGAATTTTTAATGTTATCACAAGAAGAAAGAAATCTATACAAATTTTAAATTAAATTATTTTTTTAGTAATTCTAAAATGCATTTATTTATTCTATATTGGTTTATTGTAAATTTAAAAACATTTTCAATAACAACTAACCAATTATTAATTAACTTTTGTACGAATAAATCAAAATAATCTGTTAATTCATTATTGAGTACTTGCATAAATTGTGAATTACTTGGTACATTAACAATATCACCTACAGTTAATAAATTAAATAAATCATTTAAAATTTCTTTTATTGATTTTGGTTCAAAAGTATTTTTGTCGTTATAATTATAAAATATATCAACACTATTTCTAACAAATTCTTTTGGTAAATCATTATATAGAATATCTGTAAATTTTTTCCCATCAATTACATTTTCTGCATTTAGTAAATAATCTATTTTTTTATTAATATAATCAAAATCATTATCAATATTTAAATCCATAAAATATTTTGTTAATAAATTTCTTAATGTCATTTCAATATTATAACAAATATATGTTTTTGTCATATGTTCTAGTAGTTCATAAACAAATCGTAATACTTTATTTCTTTCAGTATATTTACTTTCTTCAAAATATATTTTACTTAAATTACAAAGTTGTTCATAAAATTTATTAATTGTTTCATATTCATTTAAATTCATGTTTTCTAATAATTGTTTTTCTTTTATAATTATTTTTATAAGATCTAAATTCCATGAATTTGATAAATTACTATTAAATAATTGTTCCCAACAATCTAAATAGACACCTACATCATATTCTTTAATAAAATCATTATATTTATTTATATTTTTTTTTGAATTTTTTGTTGGTTCAAAATAATTAATACCAAAATCACCTTTTATTCTTTTAAAAATATTATTATATATTCTATTGTTATTATTAATTTGTTTATCTATATTATTTTTTTTATTTTTAAGTTCAAATATATTTTTACTTAACCCACCTTTATGTAATTCTTTAATTTCATTTTTAACTTTAGAAATTTTAATTTGTAAGTTAGATTTTTCTTCAGCAAGTTGTTTTAAATAATCTTTCATTATAATTATATGATTTGATGATGGAATATTTATATTATTAACATAATCAAATAAATAATTTAATATTATATTTTTTTTATCATTACCTGTTATACTAAATATTTTATTCATATCTTCAAATTTATAATTATTACTAAATCTCCATAAAATATCAGTTAAATATTCATTAATTAAATAAAATATAGTTTTGAAAGATGTATCCAAATAATTTACAATATTATACCCAAATCTATTATTTGACAATAAAATAACTTTAATTTCATTATATTGTGAACTAATAAAATTATTAATAAATTCATTATATGTATTTCCTTTTAATATTTTATTAATGTGATTTCTTGATTCATTACTTAATTGAATAACTGGATTTTTTGGTAAACCAAAATTATTTATATCAATACCATTTTTTCTTAATGTTTCAATTGATACATAATGATATGTTTTTTCTAATGGACTAATAATAGAATTCCCATTATCATCAATAGAATATGGGTCAACATTTTTATCAATTAAAAATTGTAAAATATGTTGATCTATTTTTAAACAATACATTTGTTTTAGTATATTTGTATTATTATATTCATTTGGATATATAATAAAATTACAATCTTTTACTACATCAGTATTTCTAAATAAATACATATTAGAAAATGTTTCATCATCCATTATATTATCAAATGTAATTTGTGTATTTCTAAATTCTCCAATACTAAATAATTCTTTATCATCACTAATTTTATAAATTTTAGATTCATTTAATATTTTACTAATTGCTCTATTTGTAAATAATTCAGATTGATCTTTAATAATTTCTTCAATTATTTTCAACAAATAATATTCTCTTTGTGAATCATTTATTTTTGTTAGTTCTGTTTTATTAACAAATTCTTTAATTTTATCACGTATTGGATTATAGTTATTATCATTTAATAAATTTTTAAATAATATAATTTTATTATATTCATAAAAAGTACCAAGTTCTATTTCAATTGAAGGAGGTAACATATCACTTTTATCTTGTATATATTGTTTATTTTTAACTATTATATTATCTAATAATATATTTGTTAAATAAGATGTAAAATAGTCGGGCATTATTTTTTTAATGTTCTGTATGATTTTATTTTGATTTAATAAATCTTCTTTTTTATTTATTAGTTCCAATTCAGATGGGTCATTATCAGGTAATACCAGTTCATAATTACTTTCAAATATTAATGATTTATCAGAGTCAACTCTAAAATATGAGAATTTAGGTATTTTAATTTCTTTACCACCACTAAATAAATAATAATATAAAAACACATATGCATTTGTTTTATTTAAAAAATTATTTAGTTTTGTTATATCAAAAATTTTTATTTTTATTTTGTCATCATGATATTCTTCAAATTTCTTATATATTTCTGATTGATTTATAATTAAACAGTTAATAATATAATAAAAATCCAGATAATATTTGGAAATATCTTTAATTTTACCTTGTTTTATTGAATTTAATAAAATATAATATGATTGTTCATCATTAGTAATAATATCTTTTAATAATCTATTAATTGTATTTAATTGGTTAACTTGTAAATTGTACAGAGAATAAATAAATGGAGGTCTATATTGATTTTTTTTTAATATATAATAATTATCTGGAATATTATTTTTATCAATATCATTTTTTGAAAAATAATAATTACCGGGTAATGGTAGTGTTGGTTTTTCACCTTGATCATATTCCTTTAATACAAAATCACTTTTATTAATTTTATAACGATGATAATAATTAAATTTATTTTCTAAATCATCAATTAATTCTGGTATAATTCCTCTAAATTTTAATTTTAAATTAATTGCTTCTAACAACTTACTAAAACAAATATCATCATTTTTATCATTTATTAAACAATAAAAAAAGTTTTGGAAACTTGGACATAATTGTGAAAGTAATAAACCATATATTCTTTTATTTTTAATATCAATATTAATATTATTTATTGATTTTTTTAAAATTGTTTCATCAATAATACTAATAATATAATCATAATTTAAATTATTATTATAATAACTATCAAATAATAAAAAATTAACTTTATTTTTAACCATATAAATAAAATCAGCTACCATTATATTAGGAACTTTAATTAAATTATTTTCAACCATTAAATTTATTTTTTTTATTAATTCTTCAATGTGTTCATTTTTTTTTGTAACAATAAAATTATCTATTAAATTAAATATTTCTAAAACATTATCTGGTAATCCATTATTTATATTTGAAGGATAAAAATTATTTAATGGATTAACAAAATGTCCAAATATAAGTTTTAATTTAATAGAATAATCTAATACAGTATATTTTTTTGAAACCAAAAAAAATGATAAATTAGCAATAAAATGTTCAAAAGTATATTGTTTATGCATCAAACAACTCATAAAATTCATAATAAAAATATCAGACATACCACTCAAAATATCTGCATCTGATTTATTATTATTACATAATAATTTTGTATATTCACAGTAAATTTCATTTGCAATATCTGGATCAAATAACTTATTTGTATATTTTAGTAGAAATTTATATTCTACATTATTAGGATCATCAATTAATAAATCTTTTAGATAATTATTTAAAGCATCATTATCAGCTAAATTATCTATTTCATCATATTCACTATAAAGAATTAAAAATAAAAATAATTTTTTGAATTTAAGTTCCTCATTTTTTTCTTTATCAAATATATCTTTAATACTTGAATAATAATAATCATGATCATCAAAATCTCTATCAATATCAATATCAATAACTCTGGAACCACCATAAAATAAATTTGAATCTAAATCAATAATATTATCTGCAAAATCATGTGCTAATTTAAATTTATAATCATTATTAATTTTATCAAAAATATTTTTATCATTTTCAAAAAAATTTAAATCCTCATAATAATATAATTGTTTTGTATGTGGATTTTTATAAATATTTGGAGTTTTACTAACAAATTCATTATATATTTTTGCAATAAAATCATCACTATCATACATTTTATTTGTATTATTTTGTGTATCAATAATTTCATCAGTATAATTTTTAAAATCATCAACATTATCATATAATTTTTTTTTAATTTCTTTTTTAATATTACTATTTTTTATTAGTCCTAAATTGTCTGATTGCTTAACTACATAAGAATCTGGTTTTGGTATGTGTAATTCAAGTTTTTTTGTATCATTAAATTTACCCCATAATCCATCAACTACTTTTTTCATTTCATTTCTTTGAATGCTAATAATTTCTTTATTTTCTTTTAAATTATTTGTTTTTTCTTTTGATGAAATATTTTTTTGTATTTTATTTTGTGTTTCTAAAATTATATTTTCAATTTCTGAATTATTTTTTAATGTATCATAAATTGTTTTTTCTAATGAACTCAAAAATGGATGTTCAATTATAAGGGGATAAATTAATTTTTTAATTTCAATAATATCATCTTTTTTAACAATATCTCCTTTTCTTTGAAATGTAATTAAATCAGAAATTTCCTTTTTATCAAATAATTTGATTTCTCCTATTAGTAAATAATGTAAAGGTGTAAATCCATTATTATCTTTATAATTTAAACTCACTTCACACTCATTAATTAAAAATTCAACAATATCATTATACTGTTTTTGACATGCTATGTGTATTGGTGTTTGATTTTCTTTATTTGGTTCATCTGGATTTACATCATTTTGAACTAAAAATTTTATAACATTAAGTTTATTAAATTCATTTTTAAGTTTATCATCATTTGATAAAATTTCATGAATTAAATTATTACCACTTGATGGTAATGTTACACTTAAAGGTATTTTATTAATTAATGAATATTGCATAATTTCTTGTGTATCCATTTGATAAACTAAATTAAATAAATCAAAAATTTTTTGTAGATCAATATTTATATTTGTTCTATAAGGTTTATCATATCTAAATGCCATTATTAATTTATTAGAAAAAAAATATACTTAGAACTAAATTTATAATTTTATTTAATGTTAAAATATGGTTCTTTAAATAATGTTTCTAATCAAAATTCAAAAACATTATTACCAAGAAATCTTACATATAATTATGCTTTAAACACATCAAGTACAAATATAAATGTTATAAATAATTCTTCAAATGGTACAAGTAATTCCACTTCTCAATCTAGTATAAATGTTACTGATGCATCAATTGATAATTTAAATGTAGGAACAATAAGTGCCCAAAGTAATAAAACTGATCCATATATTGTTTGTAATGGTTCAATTGCTTTTTCTTTATTAAGAGCAGAATATATTTATCACAATTTTAAAATATTTCCACTTTTATTTACTCGTGATATGTTAATTAATAATAAAAATCTTAATTTAAATACAGAAACTTTAACAATAAAAGATAATGTAATATTATTAAATAATCAAGTAAAAGAAAATAGTTTTATTGATAATACAAGTGATATTTTTATATCTGGTTTTATTTTTCCAATTATAGACCAAAATTCATCAACTGGTTATTATAGTGGTTTATTGTATTTACCAAATAATAAAATAGAGAAAGTTAATTCAACATCATCAAATTATAAATGGACAAACAATAAATATTTATTATTTAGTGATACTAATAAAGGATTTTATAAATTAAAATATTTATCACAAGATAATAGTTTTTCATCATATCAAAATCCAATGACAAGTACATATGTTGATTTATTTGATAATAACGATAATTTAGCTAATTTAATTGTTAATTCTCTAGGTATTACAGATGGTGAACTTGTTGCTTTTAATAATGAATATTTAAATATAATGTTAGGTAATCAACAAAATTCTTCTATTAATGTTGTAACTTTTAATAAAGCAAATTTAACACTTAAAAATAATATTGATATTATTTTTGATACAAGTTTAACAATAAAAACTTTAATAGACTATATCAAATTTAATAATAGTTTAACAACATTTTATACTGATTTATTTTTAAATAATTTAATTTCAAACATAAACTTTGTGAATAATCTTAATTTTAAGTCAAATGATCAAACATACATGATATTTGATAATATTAATAACAGAATAGAATTTAAAAAAAATGTTATTGTAGATACAATAATTATTTTAAGTGATTTGCAACTTAATTTTAAAGATTTATATTTTGGTAGTGAATTTAATATTGGTTCATTGGTAAACGATGTTTTTGTTCCCTATATTAATTTTATAAATACATCAACTAATAAAAGCTTTAATTTAGTAATAGATTCATTTGCAAATAATTTTAATATTAACACAAAATTAGTTTTTCGACCATCATCATTTTGTATGTTTTATAATAATTTAAATTTTAATTCATCAATTGGTGAAACATATTTTAATTTATCACCAACTGATAAGACAGTAAATTTTGTCAAAAAAGTTAATGTTGATGATTTGAATATTACAACTAATATTCTACTTAAAAATGATATTCCAATAAAAATACAAAATAACTTTAGTATTGTAAATTCATCAGATGATGATTTAATAAATTTTAATACAAACTATGCTACATTTTTTTACAACATTTATTTAAATAAAAATAATCCTAAAATTATTTTTGATAATGAACGAACACTTGAAATAAGTTCTTTAACCCCAAATATTAAATTACAAGTAAAACAAAATAATTTTACAATAGATGGTCCATCTGATAATGCTAGCACCACATTAAATGTTATTGTTGGATCTTCATTAAATATAAAAAATATAGGGTGTGCTTATGAATCTGGGTTAAATCTATTTAAATTTGTTCCAATTTCAAAAGTTTATGTTTTATCAGGAGCTACTAAACCTAATGAAAATATTACATTTGTATTTCAAAGTATTTTTTCACGCAGTGGTGAAAATACAACACAGTTTTCAGGAAAATTAAACATAACATCGAGAGCAATGGATGATGACTTTAACTTTATAAATGTTTATGATATTAATATTTGGTCAAGACCCAATAATACTGAACCCAATAATACTGTACCCAATTATACTGTTGAATATAATACAAAAAATCCAATAAATACAAATTTTATTGGTGACTGGAGTATTAATGATTTTGTTTTAACAGAAATTAAATCCAATATAGATGATTATTGGAATATTAGTATTAATTGTAAAGGTTCTCCTAATTATAATTTAATTTGGGGTGTAAAATTAGATGCATTAGCAATTTAAAAAATTGATTTTATTATTAATTATTTAAATAAATTTATTATAATGACATCAACAACCTCGATTTTTAAGATAGTACAATATAATAATTATAATGAATTAGAACGTATAATTAAAACTAGTAAAGTAGATTTAAAAAATTTATTTTCAAATGCAATTAATTTTAGATCTAAAGAATGTTTTGATTTACTTGTTGAATCAAAGTATTTTGACCCAAATGATCCATATAAAAATGGCTTATTAACTGCATTAGAATATTATTGCAATGCTAAAAATCAATCAAATTCATATTATATAAATAAATTGAAAAATAAATTTGTTCACTTTACTAGACAAGCAATACATATAATTTTAAAATCAGATTGCTATGATGAATTTAGTGATTTTATTATATTTTTTATTAATGAAAATCCTATTGAAAATATTAAATCATTATTAATTATGAGTTTAGATAATATTACATCTTTTAAAAAAATAATAAACATTGGGTTGTCAATGGATTTAATTACAACTGAATTAGCTATAAATATAATTAATTCAGCATATAAAGATAAAAAATTAACTGTTATGATTGAATTTATTAATTGTGGTTTAAATATTTTTCAAAATCAAGAAAATGTTATTAATTATTTTTTGGAAAATTTTCATGATCAGAATGCAATTAAATATATTATTGATAGTGTACTATTATATAATCCCAATATAAATCTATCTTCACTTTTAGTTAAATATATTAATAAAAAAAATAATTCTTATTATTGGGATACATCACTTTTTAATTGCTATAAATTATATAACATATATACAAATTATAATATATTAAAAAAACTAAATTGTAATTTTTTTGAAGATTGTGATATTTTAACATTAATTATAAATAATATATTATGTTCTTATGTTAATAGTTATAATAATATCAAAAGATTTGATGAAAATAAAATTTTATTAATAATAAAATTATTTGATTTGTTTTTAGAAGAAAAAATTATTGATAATAATTCAGTAATAAAAAAAACTAATGGATCTCTTGAAATTTTAAAAAAAAAAAATGAGTATAACTATCATGATTTACAATGCGTTTTATACTTACTGAAGTATTTAGAAAATAAAGGAATAAAATCAGATGATTTTATTGAATTTAAAAATCTAGTTATACCACCACAAAAAGTTATTGATGTTGAAAGTTTACTTCCTAAAAAATTAAAAGCTATTAAATGGAAATATTAATTTATAAAATATTCTTTCCAATAATTATATGTTTTATAATCATTTGGAGTTCCCCAGCATAAATAATTTTCAACATCAAAAATCTTAACTTTATATCCACTATTGACTAATGGTTCAATCATATTATCTACATAAAATTCACCATTTATTCTATAATTACTTTCATATATTTTCTTAGGTCATGCTTCCAATAATTGCATATTTATTTTCAACTGTTTGGGTAGATTGTTTTACAAAATTTCCATTAAATAATGAAAATTATGAATATATAAAAAGAAAATAAAAAAATTTGTATTGTATATCCTGAATTACAAAAACAACCTGATAAAATAATTGAATATAGAGATAACATTATTTTTAATAATATTATTCCAGATATGATTTGTTACAAAAGTTATAATATTATAAATTGGATTTAGAGTATAATCCAATTATCTAATTTAATTAGTTGTTCAAACATTTTTATATAACCTCTTTTTGCATATAAAATAATTTTTTTATTTTTAAATTTGTTATTGGATAGGGTTAATTATATAAAATTATATAATTTATGTTAAATTATAATTATTTTAATTATTTAATAATATATTATGAAAATTTATTTTATAACATTTAATAATATATTATGAAATTTTATTTCACAACATTTGCTAATACTAGTTATATGAATTCAAATAGAATTGCAAAACAAGCATATGAATTTAATATATTTGATAAAATTTTTCAATATACAGAAAACGATATATCCGATTTCATTAATAAACATATAGATTTTATAAATAATCATCCCTATGGATACGGTTATTATATTTGGAAACCTAAAATTATATTAGATACTTTAGATAAAATAAATCATAATGATATACTAATTTATTGTGATGCAGGAATGTATTTAAATAAAAATGGTATTAAACGATTCCATGAATACATAGATAAACTAAATAATGAAGATATTGATATTGTAACATTTTCCTCAAACGGTCCAAAAGCAAAATGTTTTACTAAAATGGATGCAATTATGGAATATTATCCAGAATTTAATAAAGAAAATAATTATACGAATGATGCGTATAGCGGAGTAATTATTATTAAAAAAACAAATAAGTCAATTAATTTAATAAAAGACTGGTTAAATCTTTGTGAACATTATAATTTTTTAGATACAAATCATTCTACTAAATTTAATGAAGCATCGTATTTTATTGGAAATAATAAAGATCAGGCACTTTTTAATTTATGTTTAGCTAAGCATAAAATATCGTATGATTTTCATCCCGATGAAATAAATATTTATACACCAGACGGAAGACAATTTCATCATACTAATCCTGATTTAAAAAAAATAGATGTTAATAATGCGGACTGGTCTTCATTAGACGATAAACCTTTTCAAGCAAGAAGAATAACTCCTAAGTTTAATTATGATAAAAATATATATTAATATATATATTATATATGAATTATAAAAAAAATGCTTACTTTTTAACACACAACGGTATTGGTGATAATATTTTGGTAAATGGTGCTTTGAATTATTTATCTAAATATTACGATAAAATTTATTTTTTATGCAAAGATATAAATTTACATCATATAAAATATATGTATAATAATACAAATATTATTCCATTACCATTTGACTCTAATAATGAATTTAATAGTTGTAAAGAGATATTATGTAATAAATATCAAGGAAACGATGTTTTTATTAGTGGTTGTCATAAATCATATTTACAAACAAAAAAAACTATAAATTTTAATGAAGAATTAAATACAGAATATTTTATACCATCACATTTTAATTTTGCGATAGATTTTTATAAAGATATAAATTTAAATCCATGTATTATGTTTAAATATTTTAATATAAATATTACAGATGAAATTAATAATTTATATAATGATATATCAAATTATAAAATAATATTTTTACATTCAGAATCATCGCAAAGTACAATTAATTTAAAAACAATAATTAATAAATATAAAGATTTAGATGAGTATTTAATTATATCTGCAAATGAAAATGTTTATAATGAAAATATAGATAAATACAATATTGCAAATAAATATATAAAATTACCAACTGTTATTCATTATAGTCAAATATTAATTAATTCAGAAGAAGTACATATGATAGATTCATCAATTTCATGTTTAGCATTATGTTTTAAATTAAGTGGAAAGTTATTATGTAAAAATTTTTACATATATAATAGATTTACAAATAAAGAGATTGATTTATCTGTTTAATAATATTACTAGTGCTTTTGCCATTAATAAAATCAAATAAAATTATTTCATCTACAAAATTCTTCCCTATTATATTATTTTTATTATAATCACTTCCTTTTATTAATATATTTGGTTTTATTTGACTTAATATATTAAATGGAGTATCATCATCAAATATAACAATATAATCTACAATTTGAAGATTAAACAATAGTTCAGATCTTTCATCTATTTTATTAATAGGACGTGTTGGTCCCTTTAATCTTTTAATAGAATCATCTGAATTTAGTCCAACTATGAGTAAATCACCTTGTTTTTTTGAAAAATTTAATAATTTAATATGTGCTGAGTGAATTATATCAAAACATCCATTTGTAAAAACTAACTTATTAAATTGTTTTATTTTATTTAAATATTTTAATTTATTAATTTCATAATCATAAATTATTTTATTTTTTAAATAATAATCATATATATTATTCATAGATAAATTATAATTTCCAATAAATTGAACACTTTTACCACATATAAAATTAGAAATTGAACATCCTAAACTAATATTTTTCTCTAATAACCATATATAACACAATATACATATTGCAATATCACCTGCACCAGTAACATCAATCGCATTTATAGTTTCTTCATGTTTATAATGATTAATAGAATTATTTAAATACATTCCATTTGATCCATCAGTAATAATTATATTATCTGGATTAATTAATGTTCTAATTGAATTAAAAATATTATCTATATTTTTTTCATTAGTTAATTGAATAGCTTCAGACATATTTGGTTTGAAACAAAAACAATTTGAATATTTTTCGATATTTTTTAATTTAGGATCAATAAATGTTTGAATATTATTTTTATTTGCAGTTTCAATAATCTTTTTACATAAATTATTTGTAACAACACCTTTATTATAGTCAGAAATTATTATAGCGTTTACTGTATTTATTTTTTCAAAAATATAATTGTATATCATTGTTTCAATATTAATATCAATATCATCTATAAATTCAATATCATATCTATTAACTAATGTATTATTATAGAATAATCTATTTTTTTGTGTAGTATATCTTTTATTATCAATAAAACATTTATTTTTAATATTATTTTCATTTAAAATATTTTGTATTTTTTTACCATATATATCATCTCCTAAAACTGTTATAATTTCTACATTAGTTTTTAGATTATTTAAATTTTTTACAACATTTCCTGCCCCACCCAATATATATTTAGTATCTTTAACTTCATATATTGGAATGGATGCTTCTGGTGCATTCCTTGTTATGTTACAAATATAATTAATATCTAACATTACATCACCTAAAACAATAATATTCATTAATAATAATTATATATTATTATTAATTAATTTATTAAATATTTTATTTTTCGCAAACAACCATAAAACTATTATTTAGATCTATTACCCTTACAAAAATATTTTTCATTCCATTATCAATCATAAAATTTTTTAATAATTCTGGTGTTAAACATTGTTTATGTTTTCGATTATTCCATGGTCTCCAATATCTTTGTGAAAAATCAGGTAAGTATAAAAATAATATTCCTCCATTATTTAATTTACTAATCCAATATTCTAATGTTTCAATCCAATTATCAACATGTTCTAAACAGTGTGATGAATAAATATAATCTACTAATTTATCAGGTAAATTATTCGCGTCAAATTCAGAATTGTATGATTTATCAATTCCTATTGAACCAGGAAATTTCCATTCTTCTTTACAGTAACCTATATCATAACCAATTCCTTTACAAAAGTCTAAAGCAAACGGTATCTAGAATTGTGAAGCATTTCCTAATATTTGAAATTTTGGATAATTATGTCCACTAAAATTAATAATTTCCATATTTATATAATTTTTATAATATTTAAAAATTAATTACCTTTCCAAATTCTATAACTATCATTGTCGTAATGTCTTGTTGAAACTTCAAAAAGCTGTGAATCATCTTCTAATGCCACTACTTGATGAGGTTCACCTCTTTCATTTGTTATAACATCTCCTATATTTAAATATTCTGTATGCATAATTCCATTTGATGTTTCTATCCAATGTAACAAAAATTTTCCTTTAGCTACATACCATGTTTCTTTTTTTTGTAAATGATAATGCATTGAAAATTTCTTATCTTTATCAAAACATAAAATTTTTCCACAATATTCATCATTATTAACAAATATAATTTCTTTACCCCATCCTTTTGGTACAATTTCGACAGTTTCTTTTTTTGATTTATCATTCAGTTTAGGAATCGGTAATAGTGTATCAACATTAAATGATTTATCATCAATATAAATATCATAATGGGGTTTCTCCATTAATAATTCATCATATTTAATATTCCATTTACTTAGTTGTTCTTCAGTTAATTTTCGATGATCAATTTTTGAGACAGAACCTCTTGCTGTCCATATTGTAATATGATGACCATCTAATTTTAATTTATTAACATAATCAATTCTTTCTTGGATAGGTATCGATTTTATATAATCTGAATCAACTGTTTTACATAATGTATTATCTAAATCAATAAAATATTTCATATATAATATTAATTATAAAAAAATAAAAATTTTAACTATATTTTATTTTTGATTATTAAACTTTTTTCAGGAAGGAAGCTATGAGATTAGGACAAATTTGCCCCAGTATCAAAAATATTCTTTATATAAAAAATATATAGTCTGTAAAGAGTTAATTTTGTAATAAAAGATTAAATTCATTAAATTTTTTGTCAGTTGTTAAATTATTTTTTGCATGTAAATAACCGTTATGACGTATTGTATCAATATTTGTCCTATTATTTATATTTAAAATATTATTTATTTGTTCATTTAAACAATTTTCAAAATCTAATAATATACAATTATATCCATTTTTAATTCCTATTTTTTCTAAATATATTTCTTCACTTAATGGCATTAATAATAAAGACCCAGAAGCTAAAATTTCAAATGTCTTTAAAAGTATGATATTTGTATTTTTAAATTTTTTTTCAGTTTCATTATAAATATGAACACTTGAAGTAAAACATGCTATATATTTATTTAACTCTTTATTATAATTATTATTTAAAGTATTAATATCATTCATATTATATGTATAATAAAATACATTATTTATATCTCGCATTATGGCTCTTTCTGGATAATTAATATCAGTATGACCTGATAAAAATACTTTTTTAATAGGGTTTTCATTAAAATCCATAAATGAACTATTATATGATGACCAAAAATTAAATGGTAATATATTTTTTGTATATACACTATAATCTTTATCATAATATGAATTTAATTGTTCAATATTTTGAATTGCTGCAATTACTTTATAATTAATAGCATTATAAATTATATCCATTAAAGAATTTTGTATAACTTGGTGACTGCCTGCAATTTTCCACCAATCTTCTAATATAAAAAATATATTAGATAATATATCACTTTTTTGAATAAAATTTATTACTTTAAAATCATAATCATCTATAGAATTAAAAGTATAAAAAATTATTTTTGTATTCTCTTTATTATAATCACAAAGAAATTTTATTGTTTCATCATAAGATAAATAAATTACACTATATTCATTTTTAAAATATATATTTAATAATTCACGACATTTTTGATTTCTAATAATACAATCTTTTTTAATAATTACATATATATCTCCCATTTAATATATTTATATTATTTTAGAAAAAAAAGTATATAATTTTATATTACTTAATAATATGAATATTATAATTTATTCAAATTGCCAGGGTGGTTCATTGAAGAATTATTTAGGAAAAAAAATAGAAGGAAATTATTACCATATTCAAAATTATCAATTAATTGATAATAATGCACCTATACCTTCAGAAATTTTAAATATAGCAGATGTCTTTATTTTTCAATTTACGAATGAAATTCATGGAATATATTCAACTAATCCTAATAGTGATAAAAATATATTTAATTATTTAAAAAAAGATTGTATTAAAATTGGAATACCTTCTATTTTTAATAGTAGTTTTTGGCCTGTAATACCATATGGGGGTTCAAATAAAGATGGACACGATATAATTTTAAATTTAAAAAAAAACCATTCTTTAAACAAAATTTTTAATTTATATGACAATAATTTAATAGATTTTAAATTAAAGGAAAGATTTAATATTTGTCAAAAACATACAAAAGATATAGAGAATTATTATTTAACAAATACAACTTTAGATATTATAAAAATAACTGATTTTATTGAAGAGTATTATAAAAAATATAAATTATTTATAATTCATAATCATCCATCAAGTTATATATTTCTTTATATATCTAATAAAATAATAGATATTATAAATGAATATAAAAATATTAAAATAGAACATTATGATGACATTTTTAATTATCCATTAACACAATGGGTTGAAGGGGGTGATTGGGTTGATTCACTATATATTAAAAAAGAACTGGAAGTATTTTATATAAATGATACAAATGAAATGAAAATAAAATCATATATTAGAGATATTTATAATAATTATTAACTCTTTGCTTACCAATAATTTTTTAAATAATTTATACCAGTGAAGATTTGAAACCGCACCTCAAAGGGGTATTATGGTTCAAATGGTAACTTACTTGAAATCTTCAAGGGTGTAAATAGTTATAATAAAATTATTGAATTTCAAAATATACTTGTATAAAAATAGGAAAAATGATTATATTGAAAAAGGAGTAAAAATTTATGAAAATGTCACTATTGGAAATAATAATAAGATATATATAGTGGATCAATTATATATCCAAATACAATAATTGGCAATAATAATGTAATATTACATCCAATAATAAATCAAATGAGAACGAATAATTCAGGAAATATAATATTTAATCTGTAAATGCACATAGACCTGTAATGGGTCAAACAAATTATTCATCAAGTAAAAATGGAATAATAGCGTTTAGTAGATGTATTGTATTAGAAAATTCTAATAAAAATATAAAATGTAATGTTATTTCTCCTGGATATATTGAAACAGAAATGACTGAAAAAATAAATGAAAATACTAAAAATAAAATTATTGAAGATATTCCTTTAAAAAGATTTGGAATTCCTTCTGAAATTTTAGATGTTGTAAATTTATTATTATCTGAAAATAATTATTTTCAAGGAACAAATATAGATATAAATGGTGGATTATATATTAGATAAATAATTTTTAAATATTTCATAAATATTATTATGTATTTTTATATTCTTCAATTAATCCTTTCCCTAATTTCTAAAAAATCAGCATATTTGTTTAGGAACTTCATAGTAATAGTTATATGAAAATGCTACTTTATTGAAAAAATGAACCAAAGGGTTAAGAGTTATTTTAGTTCTAATTTTATATTTTTTTTATATTAATATTATCATAAAATTCTAATAAATATTTATTAATATTTTCCGGTAAATTATTATTTAATATTATATTTTTATCAAAATTATTATTCTTTAATTCATTTATTATATTTAATAAATCTTTTTCATATTTATCAATATTTAGGTATTCTGGTATTTTTTTTTTGTTAAATCGTAAATATTTATTATTTACGTAAATAAAAAATGGAAATACATTATGAGAAGAAATATTTCCCATTCCTATCATTGAAAAATGACCTAGAACAGTGTTTTGTTGCAACAATGAATTCATTCCCATTGTTGAAAATGGCATTAATTTACTTAAACCTCCTGTAATACATCTAGGATATAATACAACATTATTGGTTATAATTGTATCATGACCTATATGATTCTCAGATAGTAATTGATTATTATTACCTAATTCAGTTTTTGAATTACGTCCACCGAAAATAATATTATTAATATGTAGGAAATTATTATTTCCTATATTAACGCCTTTATAAATTTTATCATTAAAAATAACATTTGAATCAACAGGATGTTCTCCTATAATATTATTATTTAATATTATATTATTATCACCTATAATTGTATTTGGATACAATATAGTTCCATTATAAATTTTATTATTATCTCCAATACTAATATTTTCATAAATTTTTACACCCTTTTCAATATAATTATTTTTACCAATCATAATATTTTTACCAAATCTACATAATTTCATTATCTTAATAAATTAATTTATTTTTATATATTTATTTAAATAAAATATTAAAGATACATTATTATTCTTTAATAAAGAATCTATATCTAATATAAATAATATATAATTTAAAATAATTTTCTTTATTTATTATAATGAATAAAGAAAATATAATAAATTTTATTCCTGGATTTACCATGGGAACAGTTAGAGCTATAATTTCTCATCCTTTTGAAATGTTAAAATTAAAATCACAAGTAAATCATACTAACTTACTTTATACTAATATATTTAAAGGAGTTCATTACTCTATTATAAGTAATTCTTTAGAAAGAGGTTTACAATTTGGATTATTTGAAAAATTTAAAAAAAATGATAATAATTTTATTTCATCTATTAAATCCAGTACAATATCAACAACATTAAGTCTACCTTATAATATAGTTTTACTAAGAAAAGTAGTTTTATCTTCTTCTGTATTAATACCTAAAAATATTTTATATAAAAGTATTTTTTTAGAATATAATAGAAATTTATTTGGTTCAATAATATTCTTATCATCCTATAATTATTTTAAAGATAATAATATTCCAATTATTTGTAGAGCGCCATTATCAAGTTGTATAGTATGGTCTATAACATATCCTATTGATAGTATTAAAAATAAAATGTTAGCAGATAATAACTATATTTTTAAAATAAATAATTTCTCAAATATTATAAATCTTTATAAAGGAATACAATATCCATTTATTAGGTCAATACCTTCTTCAATTATTGGTTTTTATGTATATGAATACATGACTGAATATTGTAAAAATATTTAAAGAATATTATTAATAATTTTTGTTTTTTGATTAACTTCATTATATATATTATTAGTTTCAAATTGAATATCTAAATCTTTTATCATTTTTGTTGTAAATGGATTATCCAATATAATTAACTCTTAATTAAAATTTGATATTTATAATTTAAATCAATATTTTATTTACACCCTTGAAAATTTAAAACCACATTTTTTGATAAAATAAAAAATTTATTTTAATATATATATATATATTAAAAATGGTCAAAAAAATTGATTGTGTCTTTTATATAAATTCTAATATTATTAGTCATCTTAAAGGATTAATTAATTACCTAACTAAAGATAAATGTTTTAAAATATCAATATGTTTTCAAGAGAATAGTGTAATATACGGTAGTTATTCTTTAAAAGAAATAAAAGATTCATTTTTAACGAATGAAAATAAAATAAAAATAAATGTTATGACTTTAAATCAATTTATTAGTCTTAAAAATAAATTTATTTTTTTTCATCACATTATATTTGTTATTTGAATAATTTATTTGACGTAAATAAAATTTTTGAGAATAATTATGTATTAAATGTAAATTATGCTTTTCATATTCATAAACAATTATATAATATAACATATGAACCTTCACTTTTTAAAAAATTTTATGCTGTTTTTCATGAATGCGAAGAAAATCAATATGATTACAAAAATTTTATGGATAAAAAAAATGAAAATTTCAAAGATAATTCTCAATTAGTTGGAAGCACAAAAATTAATTATTTAATTAATAATAAAATTATTAAGAAAAATAAATGTAATAAAAGCATACTTTTTTCATTCAGGTGGGAAAATGATACTCAAAACTGTACATATGATACGTATATTAATTATTTTAAAGAAGAGATTAATACAAGAACTAATATAAACTTTATTTATAGACCTCATATTCTATCAAAATTTAATGATTTAGAAAAAATAAAAACTAAAAATTTTGAAGTGGATAAAAGTATAGATTATACAAACATTTTCAATGAAACAACTTTTTTTATATCTGATTTATCAACTTTAATGGTAGATTTTTTATTTTATACACAAAAACCAGTTATACTATTAAAAGGAAATTTAGAATTTAATGAAATTTTAAATTCATTTGGAGAAAAAATAATAGATGTTTTTTATATAGCAAATAATGTAAATGAGTTAAATGATATAGTAAATAATTTGTTAGATAATAATGATTTGAAAAAAAAATTAAGACAAAATATATGTAATCATTTTAATAAACTAAATATAAACGCATTTTACAATATTTCTGAATTTATTAAAAAAGAATTTTTAATTTTAAATTCAAATAAATATAAAAAAGATTATTGGAATAATTTTTATTCAATTAATACTGATTCAATAAAAATAATTGATTTAAAAACTCCATCTAATTTTTGTTTATTTGTTGTAAATTATATTAATAAAAACTATATTAATACTGAACAAATAAAAATAATTGATATAGGTTGTGGAAATGGAAGAGATTTAATACATTTTAAAAATATTTATAAATATACTGAAGGGTTAGATATTTCTATACAAACTATTAATTATTTAAAATCACATGGAATTGAATGTTATGAGTCAAATATGTTAGATTTTAATTATAATAAATATGATATATTATATTCAAGATTTAGTTTACATACATTAACTCACCCAGAAGTATACATATTTATTAAAAATATTTCGATTACAATGAATAAAAATTCACTCTTTTTTATTGAAACAAGATCTATTTCAGGAACAAAATATAGCAAAAAATATGATATTAAATTAGTAAATTTCAAATCATCTATAGGTGAGAATCATAATAGACTTTTAATTAGCTTAAATTTTTTAAGAAATATATTAATTGAAAATAACTTTGTTATTTTATATGAAACTGATTCAAATGGTTTAGCTATATTTAGAGAAGAAGATCCATATGTTTTGAGATTTATATGTAAAAAAAAATAAAAATTTAAATAATTTAAATCAGTAAAGATTGAAAACTGTATCCTTTAATGTAAATTTTACTCGATTATATGAGAATATTTGAAATTTTCAAGAGTATAAATCTATATATGATAATTTACTTTGATGTAATATTGATTAAAATGTTTGATTTATATATTTATAATTATTATAATTAGGTATTAATATTGTTATTTTTTCGATTTATTAAATAATTCATAATCATCAAAACCAATATCAATTAAAAAATCTGTAAACTTTTTACAAATTACAGGATTATTTTTAAAATAAACGTCATCTTTACAATCATTATATAAAAAATATTTATGATTTATAATTGATTCATTATTAATTGTATTGATTGGTAAAAAATCTTTTTCATTATCTATAGTATCAATAAGTAAAAAACTTATTTTTATACTATGATTAATTTTTTTTATACTCTCTATAAATAGATTTATTTCATCTATTGTAGTATTTTTATATATTGGATTTATACGAACAAATAGTATATCGTCTAAATTTTTAATTAATTCTATAAATCTATTATATCTTTTAAAGATTATTTTATATTCTTCTAAATTATAATGTGGAGCAAAAAAATCATTATGTAAAAGGGTAATATTTTTGTCTGTACCGCTTAATATATTTTCTTCTGGGTTATTTATTAGAGTATTTATAACATTAGTAATATATTATAAATTGCGACATTCTAAATATTCAAAAACTGACGTTTGTTTTTATTTAATTGGTCAAGTATTTCTGAAATATTACAATTATAACCTAATGCAACAAGATTTTTCATATATTATATATTATATTAATATATTTTTTTTTATAATATCTTTAAAAATAATTTAATAAATATTCTATTGTTTTTTCTTGAGAATGATTATTAATATAATAGTCATAACATTTATTTCCATATACAGATTTTAAATTATTTTCATAAATATCATCTAAAATATCTTTAAATTCACTAGTATTTAAATTTAATTCAATAATATCATTATCATAAAATCCTAAATTATAATCTGTTAAATTAAAAAATTTTACAAAACCATCTGTCAAATATTTTTCTTTTTCTAAACACATTGGTATTATAGTAGGTATTTTCATTGATGCAGATTCAAGTCCAGATGTTCCCATTGAAAATGAAATATCAAAATTTTTAATTATATAATTATTTTTTTCATCATTTAATAATGTATTTAGAAAAATTACATTTATATTTCCATTTAAATAATGTTCTAGATTTATTAAATTTTTAGAATCACCTGAACCAATTATATGAATATTTTTTTTTTTATTAGTTTTATATGAATATAAATTATTTAATATATTAATAACTGAATAAATTTTATCAGAATCTAATCTACCTAACCATCCAATATTTATTTCATCGTTTATTAAATTATTATTTATTTCTATATTAATATTTGGTGAAAAGATTGGTAAATATTTAAAATTATTTTCAGGATAATATTTTTTAAAATTAATAGAACATGCTTTATCCATAAATACTATTTCATCTCTTATATTATTTATTATATTATCTAATTTTTCATTTTTTAAATTAGATCGATATTGTAAAAAATAATAACTTTTTGGATGAGCAATAATATATAATACTTTATAATTATATAAAGTTGTAATGTATTTCTTTTCATGCATCATTGTGAATGGAATAATAAGATTAATTGGTATATTAAATTCTTTTAAAAAATTGTTATCATTGTAATCTATAAAAATAATATTTGTATTATTTAATTCTTTCCTAGATAATCCATCAATATAATCAATATAATATACTTGATAATTCATTTCTAAAAGTAATTTAGCAATTCTTATAAAAAATATTTCAAATCCACCTACATATTTACTTGGTAAATAAAAAACATAATTATCTATAAATAATTTGTTATATTTATCTAAATATTCTTTAAATTTATTATTAATAATAATATTTTCATTAATTGTTAAATCAATATAAGTATTTTTATATAATTTAATAAGTGAATTTAATTCTTTATTATAAAAATTTTTATATTTATAAGAATAAAATATATACATTTCTAAATAAAATATAATATTTAATAAATATTGATAATTTTTACTTTTACTTGACCATCTAGATGTTTCTATATTATATCTATAAATTCCTGTAATTTTACTTAAATCAATGTATGATAGTTTATCATTCATTAAATGAACTATATTTCTAAAACTATCACCTTCATAAATTTGTTCATTATATGTATTTATATATATTTCTATTGAATTTAATATTTTTTCATTAAAATTATTTCTAAAAATAGTAGATGATGTATGACTAAATAATACATTATTATTTTCATTATTTAATTTAGATATTATTATATCATTTGAATTAGTATATTTTTCCTCTTTTAATGTATTTTGATATAAAATTTTAGTATTTGTTCCATATATATTAAAATCTAAATTTTTATCTAAATAATTAATACCATCCTGAATAAATTCATTATTTATCCAATAATCATCACTATCCAATACTGTAAAATATTCAGTATCAATATTTTTATATAATTTTATTGATGTATATAATAATCCATAATTTTTATCATTTAATAATAATTTAATTTTTGTAGGATATTTTATTATCCATTCATTTATAATATTTATAGAATTATCTTTTGAACAATCATCACATATTAAAACTTTAAATAAATTAATATTACTTTGCTGAAATATTGATTCAAATGTTTGATTTATATATTTATCATTATTGTAATTAGGTATTAATATTACTATTTTTTCCATTTATTATATTATAATATAAAATTTTATATTATAATATAATGACTTCAAATACAGATAAATATTCAAAATCATTTAATATAGAATTTAATAAAAGTATAAATGATTTTACAGAAGAAAATAATAATATAATAATTACAAGGAAAAAAATAAAAATAAATATATTTATAGCAATTTATTTATATGGTGAAAATACGGATAGATATAAATTAACTAAATATATTTTTATTCATTATAAAAATATTCAAGAATATTTTAAAAAATATGCAGATATAACTTTTACAATAGTTGGATCAGAAAAAGATATTTCGAAAAATTTAGTTTTAAAATATTTTAATGAAGAATCTTATATAGAATTTGATCAAGATTTAAAAAATTTTGATAACTGTTTTTGGAAAATGTTAGGAAAAAAAATAAATTATGGAATTAATTTATCAAGTAAAACAAATTCTGATATAATATTATGGGCTGGTTCAAATGATTATATATGTTTTAATTTTTTTAAACAAATTATTGAATATTATGATGGAAGTAAGCCACAAATTTATGGATTAGATAATTATAATAATGGTAATAATGGTACATATTATTGTAAATATACTAATGATACTATAATGGATAATGATACTTTTTGGCATAATGGAGAACATAATTATGCTGGAAGAAATATATATAAATATATAGGTGGTATATTTGGAATTAATAGAAAAGTAGTAGAATTATATCCTGATATATTAGAAAAATGGAATTATGATGAAGGATATAATGAAAAAATAATATTAGATAAAGGTAATATTGATAAATTTAATTCAAAAAATTTATTTTTTATGAATATCAAAATATCAGGAAGTGAAATAAATAGTTATGAAATTTTATATAAACATATTAAAAATGATATAATTGAAGATAAAAATTTTAGTAATAAATTTTTATATATATTTAATAATGAATTGAATTATTTTAAAAAAATTATTGAAAATAATTTAAAAGATTAATATTATCATTAATATTTATATATATATATATATATGAATGTTCCTTTTTTAGACCTTAAAAAAAACTATGATAAAATTTCAAATGAAATAACAAATGAAATAAATTATTTATTTACAAAATGTGATTTTATATTAGGTGAAAAAGTATCTATTTTTGAAAATAATTTTGCTAATTATTTAGGTATTAAACATTTTATAGGATGCGCAAATGGTACAGATGCTTTAGAAATAGCTATTAAAGCATTAGACTTAAATGAAAATGATGAGGTTATTGTACAAGGAAATACTTATATTGCAACAGCACTTGGAGTTCTTAATAATAATATTAAGTTAGTATTATGTGATATTGATGAAAAAACACATATGATAGATATTGAAAAATTAAAAAATAAAATTAATAAAAATACTAAAGCTATTATAATTGTTCATTTATATGGACTTGTTCCGAACATGGATGAAATATTAGAAATTTGCAATAATAATAAATTATTCCTAATTGAAGATTGTGCACAAGCACATGGAGCTTTATGGAAAGATAAAAAAGTTGGTTCATTTGGAGATATATCTTGTTTTAGTTTTTATCCAGGGAAAAATTTGGGTGCATATGGTGATGGAGGAGGTATTGGAACAAATAATAATGAGTTGAATCAAATAATACGTAAAATAATGAATTTAGGATGTAAAATAAAATATCATCATGAATTAATTGGAAGAAATAGTAGACTTGATACAATACAAGCATCAATTTTAAATGTTAAACTTAAATATTTAGATGAATGTAATGAATTACGTCGTAAAAATGCTAATCTTTATATTAATAATTTAAAACATATAAAAGATATTACTTTACCTATTTATCATAATAATTGCACACCGGTTTATCATCTTTTTGTAATTAAAACTAGATACAGAAATGAATTAAAAAAATATTTGGAAAAAAAAAATATAACATGTTTGATACATTATCCAATTTCATTATCTGAAACAGAAGCTTTAAAAAATTTTAAATTTACTGATTTAAATAATTGTATTAAGAATTCGAATGCAATATTATCTCTTCCTATGTATCCAGAATTAACAGAAGATGAAATTAATTATGTATGTGATAATATCAATAATTTTTTTTTAGAAAATAATTTACTAATTATAAATTCAATAAAAACAGATAATAAACCAGGGTTATTAAATTATTTAAATAATCTCAATTTTTTAACAAAAAGATTTTTTTATATAAATAACTTTAATGATATAAACAAATTTAAAGAAGAATATTTAAATATTAAAAATATTAATAAATCAAGAGGATTTCATGCAAATATTAATTTTGATGAACTTTTAATAATTATTGAAGGTGAAATTTTTATTAAAGTTATTGATAAAAATTTAAATATTATTGAAAAAAAACTTGTAAAAAATGATTTATTTTATATTCCTCGATTAAATTGGCTTGAATTTGAAATTTTAGATGATAAAACAGTAATATTTGTATTAACCAATGAAGTTTTTGATAAATCCGTTAGTGTTTTTAGTTTTGAAGAATTTAAAAAAATCTAATTATTTAGTTTATTATTTAAAATCAAAATATTTAAAGAGTAATTTTTTTATATTTTTTGTATAAATATATTATTACTAAAGAAAACAATATTGATTTTATACTAGTTCAGGAAGAAATTTGAAAAATAAATAATAATTATACAATTATTATTTATTATTTATACATTAGATGGTCTAATTTTATTCATATCACTAATACTTTTTTGTTGTTGTTCATAAACCATTTTAGCATAAATATTTTTAGCCATTTCTTGTGCTTTATGTGCTGATAAATCTTCAACAGTTTGTGTATTTGAATTATTTTCAAAAAACATATTATTATCTACAGGTTGATTAATTTTTTCATCATTTAGTTGATTAAAAAATGTACTTGATACTCTATCATTACTTTTTAAATAATTAATTACATCATCACTATTTGGTCCAGACATTGGTAAACATTTACCTTCTATTTTACAAGTATTTGATTCTCTTAAATAACCTTTTAAGTTATTTAATATTTGATCACCATTGTTTTGAAGAAAATGTCTATATTCTTGAGATGATTGTACATTATTAATATTTCTAACATATTGATCAAATACTCTACTTCTTACATAAGATGTTAGAAATCTTCCGTCATTCATTAATGGGGGACAATTATATTTATAATATCTGTTATCCATAACGTATTATATATATAATTAGATATTTTTATTTAAAATAAAATTTTTAATGTCATTTAATAATTGGTTTTTATTCTTATTTTTACCATTTATTTGTAAACCAAGTTTATATTCAATCGCAATATCTTGTAATTCGGGGAGTTTATATTTATTTAAATTTTTTAAAATATTTTCTAATTTTGATTCATTAATTTGAAGGGTTGTTTCAATGTTTTCATTTTTATCTTTTTTCTCATTAGTTTCTTCATTTGTATTATCATTTGAAAATTCTTCTAATGGGGTTGTTACTTTACTTTGACTTGTTTCACTAGAAATTGTATCATTATCTAATTCTTTACTGGATTTTTCAGATATTTTTTTACTACTTTCAGATAATTTATTAGATTTTTGAGATGATTTTTTACTTGTTTCAGATAATTTATTAGATTTTTGAGATGATTTTTTACTTGTTTCAGATAATTTATTAGATTTTTCAGATGATTTTTTACTTGTTTCATATATTTGTTGACTTTTTTGAAATGAATTTTTACTTGTTTCAGATGATTTACCAGATTTTTCAGTACTTGTTTCTGATAATTTTTCATTTATTAATGTTTCTGAATTATTATTTTTTTCTATTTGTGATAAAGCATATTCTTCAAAATTTAATTTATCAGAGAATGATTCATCAGATACTTCTTTTATTTCAGGCATAATTTCAAATTGTTTATTATTATGATTAAGTATTGTATTTAAATTAAAAGGTATATTCATTGGAACCATAGATATTTGATTAAAAACAATATTAAAATCTTCAGAAATATCTTGTGGTAAATTTTTTAATTCATTTTGAATGGTTATATATTCATCATTTAGTTTGTCTAATTCACTTTGAATTTTTTGATCAATTATTATATTTGATTCTATATTTGGATCAAATACTATATTTGATTCTACATTTAATTCTGTTTGTGGATCTTTACCACTATTTTCTTGTTGATTTACAACTTTTTCAACATATTTTTGATAATTATTTTTATTTGTTAATTGTTTAGTTATTTTTTTATCCAAGTTATCAATATCTTCTAATTCATTCAATTCTTTTTCAATATTTAATGGCATATCACCATTTGATATTTGATAATTATTTTCTAAAGTAATCACTCTACCATACATATAATTTATTTTTTTATTGATATGTAAAAGTTCTTTATAAATGAAATAACATATTATTGTTAATGCAATTATAATAATTAATTTTAAATCAAAAAAACCCATATTAATAATATATAGTATTCTTTTAAGCATTAAACTCACTTTTTAAAAAAATAATAACTACATTTCTGTTTTATTATATTCAATACATGCAATTTATTTATACATATTTAATCATTTTTTCTAATATAATTTATGAATCTAATTATTAATTTTTTTATTGGAATAACAATATTTATAATTTTTTATGTTTTTGATTTTAACATTAATAATCTTTCAACATATATGAATAATAAAGTATTAACACAAGTAAATTTAAAATTATTTATACATAATTATTTTGTATCTTTCTTCAAAAAAAGTATAATAACTAATATATTATTTTATATCATCATTTTTTTTTGTGAAATAATTTTTTTAAGTTTTTATGGTATACAAATTACTAATAATTTTGGAAAATTACCTTTTTATATTTTATCTTTATCATTTGTTGATTTAATTTCTTCTTATTTTAATTTTAAAAATATTAATTTATTAAAAGGAAATATGAGTTTTTTAATTATTGAAACATATTTCGGTCATACATTTAATATTTATGAATTAGCAGGAATAGGTTTTAGTATAATAGTTAATTTAATTATTAATAACTTTGTTTAAAATAGATAATATAAATGTTTTATATATAAATAAAGAAATTTAAATATCTACAATAGTAAAATGGGCGGAGGTCTAATACAATTAGCAATATCAGGTAAACAAGATGTATCATTAACATATGATCCTGAAATTACTTTTTTTAAAAAAGTATATAAACGTCACACAAATTTTTCTTTGGAAATCAAAGAAATATACACAGATCAACAAGCTGATTATGGAAATATCATTTCATTTAAATTAGATAATGCTGATATGATTCATAGATGTTTTATTGAAATTAATTTACCATATTTATCTTTTGATGATTCAAGTGTAATTAATACAAATTATACAAATTGGAAATCAAATATGTTAAATAGACTTAATAATTCTATAAATAAGTGGAAAACATTATATTTAAATTTTAAAAACTTTGTAACAATTGAATTAATTTTATACCAACAACTTCAAAAGCTATTTTTATCAGATAATATTACATTAAATAGTTTAAAAGATACTGTTGTAAGATTTAATAATACCTATAAAAGTCAATTGAATACATATTCAAATTTAATTGATATAGATATTTACAATAAAATTAATATGGGTGGATATATATTAAGTATTAATAAATTATTGACTTATTCAGATACAATACCTAATAATAATAATAACTATATATCAATAAACACAATAAAATCAACATTAAATGATCAATATAATATAATTTATGAATATTTAAACTATTATCACTCAAATTGGAAACAAAATATTAGTATTTATAATTCATATAATTCAAATAAATTAAATGTTGCTTGGAATCATTTTATTGGACATTATTATTTTACAGATTTTGAATTAGAAATAGGTGGTCAAGTTGTTGAACAATATTCGCCTGATCAATTACACATTTATCAATATCATCATTTAACTGAAGATCAAATAAATAATTATTATAAAATGGTTGGTAATATACCAGAATTAACAACATATAATAATACACCTAAACCACAAACAAAAATTATTTTACCTCTATTATTTTGGTTTTGTCGTAAAGCAGGTACAACTTTACCTCTTGTTTCAATGAGAAATACTGCAGTAAATATTAATTTAACAATAAATAAACTTAAAAATTTAGTTTACTTTATTGATTATGAATCAGAATATTATAAATTTTTAAAATTAACTGTACCAAAAGATACTAGTCCTTCACCTTATACACTTAATTATTATGATTATACATATAATGTAAGTGATAAAAATCTAACATATAATCTTAAAAATATAAATAATAAAGCTCTATCATTAATTTATACTAGTTTAAAATCAGAAGATATTATATATATTTTAAAAACATATGGTGTTTTAGAAAATAATCAATATGTTTTAAATTTAAACCAATGGGTTATATTTAAAAATGATCTTAAAAATAATTCTAATTTAATGATAAAGATAGGTGGTTATGAAAATTATACTGATTTTAACTATCTATTAAATTTAATACCTAAACCAGATGTTAAACTATTATGTGAAAATGTATATTTAGATGATGTTGAAAGACAAAAATTTGCTTCAACAAAATTAGAATATATTATTGAAACATTTAATGAAAATATATTTGATATGTATAATTTAAATATTTTTGATGGTTCTATTTCACTAGATAAACCTTGTAAAATATTAAAATGGTTTATACAACCAAAAATATTTTTATTAGGATTATCTCCTTATTCAAAAGTTACACCATATATGTATGATTACACTAAATATTTTACTAACTTTTTTTTTAATAAACAAATCATTACATTTAATCAAATGGAATTACTAAATCAATATTTAGATAAATCATTTTATAGCTATGTATTAGGTTTTAAAACATTAAATCGTGAATTACCTGATGGTGTTTATTATTATAATTTTGCATTATTTCCAGAAGAATCACAACCTTCAGGTACTGCTAATTTAACTGTTATTACAGAAAAGAAAATAAGATTTGAAATGAATCCATTATTTTTAAATGAATATTTTACATCTAAACTTAATCCTGGTAAATTAGGTATGCAATTAAAAGTTTTAACTTTAAATTATAATTTATTTGTTGTTCACCAAGGAATTGGTAGACTAGTTTTTATTCAATAATAAATATTATAATTCATTTGTTATATTTTATAAAATAATTATATATATGGAATACAAGAATAAATATTTAAAATATAAAAATAAATATTTAATTTTAAAAAAACAATTAGGTGGCAATAAAGAATATTTTGAATTATATACTATTAATTCTGAAACTACTTTATATCATGGAAGCTTTAATAAAGTTAATGGACATATTAATATTCCTGGATATTTTACTACCGATCCACTACAATCGTTAGGGCATTTAATTAGTACTGCAAGAAGATTAGATAATTCTACAGATTATAAAATTACAGATTTAAATAATATATCATCATGTTATCCAATTATTTATAAATACGAAACAGTTAATAAACTTACTTTATTAAAAATGAATGTAGGTAGTAAAAAATATAATGATAGTTTTGGAGTATTATTTAATAAAGGGATACTAAAAACTTTTTTAGATGAATTAGAAGAAACTAAAAAATTTGAAGTTTTAACAAATTTTAGAAATAAACTTGAAGATATTGGTCAAAATTTACCAGAAAAAGAAAAAATAGATATTACAAATGATAACTTTTTTTGGATTTATTGTGTATTATTTGATAAATATATTGACTTATGTAAATCAGGATGTTTTGGTGGATGGGTGAATACACCAGGTTATTATTTATTATCAAATATTAATTATAATTCATATTTTAATAATATATTAGAAGATATTATACCGGATGATTCGGAAATAGATGGTATATATGTTGAAAGAGATCAAGACGAAATTATATTATTTAATAATACTAATTTATCCGATAAATCAATTCCTAATTTTATTTTACCTTTTTATATAAATACAGATGAAGAAGCTAAAAAATTTATAAATAATTATGATAAAGTAGTTTCTGAATTTTTAAATGATAAAAATAATGAAGATAAACAAAAAGCTATTATAAATTTATTTAAAAAATTTAATCATATAGATGAATCTGGAATAAATAAATGGAACTTTGATTGGTTTAAAACATATTGTGAAAATTATAATCCATATAAAGAAGTAGATATATCTAATTGTACACACCCTGAATTTACAAATCCAGAAAAAGAAAAGTGTCGTATAAGATTTCCTGTAAATATAATACTTGACGACGAATTTCAAGACCCAGAATGCGATAATTTTCTATCAAGTAAATTATCAATTTTAAATATAAAATCACACTCTGAATTACTTAGTAAATGGATTGATAATATAAAAACCGATAAATTTTCTGAAAATAAATTACAATTATTTGAAAAAAAATTTTGCATAAATAGACAAAATATACTTCAAAGAAAATTATAATCATATCATCATTTATACCCTTTATAAGTCTAAAAATTTAGGCAAATATGAAAATTAGTTATGCAACTAAAACTTCTAATTTTAAATTATAATTTATTTGTTGTTCATCAAAGAAATGGTAGACTAGTTTTTATTCAATATATATCATCTGGATCTACATCATAGTGTACAGCTAATTCTAATCCTTGTTGTGGATCATATGATCTATCATTATTATCACCTTCATAATGCCATTGATCTATTCCTATAGATGACTCACCAAATGCTCCTTCTATTTTATTATTTTCAGTAAATAAAGGTATTTTTTTTTGATTAATTTTTTTATAATCAAGAATCATACCATCATATACTTCTTTAATTGTTTTACCTTCGAACATGTTTGTTTCATCATTTTTTATTATTTCTTCTAATTCATTTTTATTCATATCTAAAAATCTATAATCATATAACATCTTTTGACTAATAGGTTCTTCTAACATTACTGATGGCGATGCATAATCATGCATATCTATATTATTAAGTGGAATAGTAATAACACCTTTTAAATTTTCATTATTATAGTTATTTATTATTTGTTCTTTTGTTAATGGCAAGTTAGTAAAATTTAAATCATCTAATTTATGAACAAGATTTCTATTATCATAATCATTTCTATTTAAATCAATTGTATTTTTATGAGCATTATTATTTTGATCATAATTAAATTTTAAATTTGATGTTAATTCTAAATTATTGTTTGGTTTTAAAACATTTAAATTTTGATATAACTTTTTATTATTATCAAAAGTTGAATTAATAATAAATTGATCTTCTCCATATAATAGTTTTTTATCTTTAATTTTTGGTACAGATGATATTTTTTCAATAACTCTTTTTTTATTTTTGTTATCATTTTTATTTTTTATTATTTGTTTTTTATATTTTATTTGATTTAATAAAAATAATATAATAAAAACTAATATTATATTTTTTAAGTCCAACATTTATAATACTTAGAAAAAATGAAAAAATAATTAATAAAATAATAAATTTATTAATATGGATTTAGTAAAGAAAATATTAAAGAATAGTTATGAAGCCATTGATAATTTAAGTATTGAGGATCTTGAAAAATTAATTATTTTTGCAAATGATAAATACAGGAACACCGAAACACCAGTTATGACTGATGAATTATATGATATTTGTGTGGATTTTTTAAAATTAAAAAATCCTAAATCAAAAGTATTAAAAGTCATTGGTGGAAAAGTTAAAAGTAAAGACAAAGTAAAATTAGACTATTGGCTAGGATCAATGGATAAAATAAAACCAAGTGATACTAGATTATTCGAAAAATGGCTTAATGAGTATAAAGGACCTTATTATGTTTCAAATAAACTTGATGGTATTTCTGCAATGATTATTTATAGAGAAAATGGGGATACTAATTTATATACAAGAGGTACTGCTGATGTAGGTTTAGATATATCACCATTATTAAAATATATTAAAAATATTCCTTCATGGTCTTTAGTCAATAAATATAAAACCAAATCAAAGAAAGCTGGTATATTATTAGCATGTCGTGGTGAATTGTTAATGAATAAAGACATATTTAAAAATAATTGGAGTGACCTATTAAAAAATGGAAGAAATGGCGTTTCTGGTTTAGTAAATAGTAAAACAATTAATCCAAAACTAGCAAGTGATACTGATTTTGTATTATATGAAGTTATTGATCCATTTTTAAAATTTAGTGATCAAATGAAAATATTAAAAGATTTAAAATTTAATGTTGTTAAATATGAGGAAGTTCCAAAAATTAGTTTTGAAATTTTATCAAATTTATTAATAAAAAGAAAAAAAGAATCAGAATATGAAATTGATGGTTTAATTATTACTAATAATGAAGAAAATAAAAGAAATATAAAAAGTAATCCAGAATATGCTTTTGCTTTTAAAGATATTTTAGATGATCAAAAAGCTGAAACAAAAGTTATTAGTATTGAATGGAATATTTCAAAAGATGGTTATATCAAACCAACATTAATCGTTGAACCTGTAACTATTGGAGGTGTTGAAATATCGAGAACAACTGGTAATAATGCTAAATTTGTTGTTGAAAATAAATTAGGAAAAGGAGCACACATTGAGATTATTAGAAGTGGTGATGTAATACCTAAAGTTAACAAAGTTTTAAAACAATCTAAAAATGTTGAAATGCCTGAAGGAGAATGGCATTGGAATGAAACAAATGTTGATATTATTTGTGATTCACTTGATAATAATGATGTCTTAATTAAAAATATTTATTATTTCTTTTCTTCTCTTGATACAAAAGGATTGGGTGAAAAAATAGTTGAGAAATTTGTTAATAAAGGATATGATAGTATTCTTAAAATAATTAAATTAACGGTTCCACAAATTTTACTTGTCGAAGGTTTTAAAGAAAAATCTGCACAAAATATAATTGATTCAATAAAAAAATCATTAACAGAAATTTCATTAAGTAAAATAATGAGTGCATCAAATAAATTAGGTCATGGTATTGGAGAAGAACGTATTAAATTAGTTTTAGATAAATTTCCTAATTTGTTAGATGATTCTGATAAATGGTCAAAAGATGAATTTATTAATAATCTTAAATTAATTAATGGATGGGAAGAAAAAACCAGCTCATTATTTGTTAGTAATTATAAAGAATTTAAAAAATTTTATAATTCAATTGAACCATATATTACAATTAAAAAAGAAAAAGTCAAAGAACTTATAAAAAATAAATATACAGATAAAACGGTAGTTATGTCTGGATTTAGAGATTCAGAGTTACAACAAAAATTAGAAGATTCTGGAGCAAAAATAACCAATAGTGTTTCGAAAAATACTGATTATTTAATTGTTAAAGATCAAAACACTATTGATGAAAATACAGGTAAAGTACAAAAAGCTCATGAATTAGGTATTAAGATTATAATTAAAGATAATGTTTTTTGAAATTATATTTATTATTGATTTTAATAAAATAATCTAAAATTATTTATATGCACTATACAATTGATGGAAGTTTATTACTTAATAATCAAAAAATTATTGAAAATTTTCAAACAAATAATATAAGTTCTGCTCCTTCTAATATAAGTTCTGCTTCTGCGAATAATATAAGTTCTACTTCTGCGAATAATATAAGTTCTGCTTCTGCGAATAATATAAATTATTCTACTGATAATAATATAAATTATTCTACTGATAATAATATAAATTATTCTACTGATAATAATATTGATATATATAAATTATCAGATGAAATTAATAATATAAATAATATATTACAAAGTACAGTTAAAAGAGATGAATTGTCAAAATTAAATGAAGATTTAGTTAATTTATATAATATGATTAATAATAATAAGGCATCAGATACTGTTAAAAAAGAAGAATTAACAGCTTTTGGTAATAATATTTTAAATATTGTAGATACAAATGTTAAAAATATAACTAATCAAATACAATATCAACAAAAAGAAATACAAAATAAATTTGCAAAAATTCAAGATACTATGGAAAAATTAAAATTACTATTTTCAGATTCATCATTTTCATTAAAAGATCAGAATTTATCAAGTAGTTCTATTGAGATTAAAAAATAATTATATCAATTTAAAATATTCTCTTAAATATTTACTATAACGTTTAGATACTTGTAAAAAGTAATTTTTACACTTTAATTCAAATTCTTGTTTTAAATTTTTATAATCTTCATATAATTTTTTATTTTTTTTATCTATTAAAATCATATTTTCTATCTTACACAAATTATTATGCATGTTGCCAACTTTTTCTCTAAAATCATAAATTTCATTATATGTATCTATAGTTTGATCAATTAAATCTCTTTCTTCAAATATTTTATTAAAATAACCTTTTTTTAAAAAATGAAAAAAATATTTGAGTAATTTATAATAACTCATTTGATATTTATTTTTACTATTTTCTATTAATGATTCTATCAATACTTCATTTAATTCAACATTCCATAATTTGGTTTCAGGTTTATTTTGTTTTCTTAAATATACAAAATTTGAAACTCTATAATTTTTAAATATTACTTCAATATACATATAAGTAAAATTATAATCCGATAATTTTATTTTTTCTCCATTAAATTTTTTTTCTCCTTTAATTGCTTCTTCTAATGTAAATATAGGTTGTATATTTGTTTTTAAATACATATATAAATTAACATAAGTGAATATTGTTTTATCATAATTGTATTCTTTGATTAACCTCTTTATTTCATTTACCATTTTTTTTGGTAATGATTTATTAATTTGATCTTCTGAAATATTACTATTTTCAATTTGTAATAAACCATTTAAATTACCTAGATTATCTATTAATCTTTTTATTGAGTCATCAATAATGTCAAAAGATAATCTTGTTAATATAAAGTCATTTTTTCTTTCCTTTAATTTTTTAAAATAAGATTTTAGCAAATCAGGTATTTCTGTTTCATCAATATCTAATTCTTCACTTAAATCTAAATCACATGCTTTATCTTTCCCATATCTTAAATAAGAACCAGATACTTTGGATTTTGTTACTTCAAGTAATTCTTTTGCTTCAGTAATAAA